GGCTACCCGGACGCGAATGGGCAACGTCGTCCGCGCAAACGACGCAGTCAACAACCAGCAGAGGCGTTCCTTGGGTAACTTGACAGGCGTCACGCCTCCTGCTATTATTCGTTCATGATTAAAACACTTCAGCACAGGCCTTATCAGCAGCGAATCCGCGAGAAGCTTAACGCCAACTGGGGGAAAGGAGTTAATAGCCAGTTAGTGGTTGCTCCGACAGGGGCCGGAAAGTCAGTCTTAGGCATCCAGGCGCTGGCCGACATCAAGGCGAATTCGCAGGAACTGTTCGGCTGCGCGCCGGAGGAGGTGGGGTTCGGGTGGGTTGCTCATCGTCGCAATCTGCTGACCATGGTCGAGAAGACCAATGCCGAGATGTTTCAAGTTCCCGACTTGCACACCATCTCGATGTTCGATGCGGACCCGAAGCAGCTCCTCGCCAAGTATAAGGTGAGAGTACTGTGTCATGATGAGTGTCAGCACAATGCCTGCTCCACAGCTGTAGGTCTCCATTCTGCGATTAATCCACACTTGAGCATCGGCCTCTCGGCTACGCCGCTGCGCACGGACCGCATGGACCTATGCTTTCAGGTCACCGTGCAGGATGCCGGATATCACCGCCTCATCCAAGAGGGCTGGCTCTCTCAGTTCGATCACTACTCGATCTCCGGCAGATGGACGCCGCAATCCGTGGCCGAGACATACCTCGCCGAGCCGAAGCGATGGGGACAGTCCGTCATCTTCTTCTTAACTCGCAAGGAATGTGAAGACTGCGCCGCAATCCTCCGAACCGCAGGCATTCGCGCCGAGGTGGTGACCGGATCTTCTAATCGCGAGCAGCAGCAGCAGGACTTCGAAGATGGCAAGGTCGATGTGATGATCTCCATGGCCGTGCTCACCGAGGGATTCGATTGCCCGCAGTTGCAGACCGTGTGGGTGCGCGATTCCAAGCACCGCAGCGTCATCACGCAGATGAGCGGGCGGGCGCTCCGCCTATTCGAAGTGGATGGTGTGCGGATCGCGAAGAACGTCGTGCAATCTATCGAGGCCGGATACCCATTCACCCGCGTGGCCTCGGCCCGCATGCAGTATCTGCAGGTGGACGGCAAGTGGCGCTCCATCGGCGCGAACGACAAAGCATGGCATGCATACGCGCTGGTCAGCGGACGCCGGGTCGAGGCTTACGCGCGTGGAGACATCAAACCCAACGCCTACATGCTCACTTACAGCCGGGGCGTGGAATGGGATAGCACCAACGGCGTAATCAAGAAGCCAGCGGTGCGCCTCAAGCCCAGCAGCGACAGCCGCAATGAGGATCTGGCGGCGCAGCGCGAGCGGGCACAGGAGCAGGGCAATGCCGATCCGGGAGCCGAGTAAATGAGACCAACAGCCAAACAAATCCAGCAAGCCATCGACACGCTCCAGTCCGCACTGGTCGCAGCCTACGGAGACGCAGCAGCGTGTGCCGGAATTGGCGAGGGGTGCTCCATTGAGGTACAATGTGCACAGGTGCAGATATGCGATGCCGATTGCGGCATTGAGGATGCTGATTCACCGAAGACCGCAGCACAGTTCCTCGCAACCGCGAACAGGCAATGAACACGATATACTCACACGAAGCCGATTACCAAGCCTCAATGAATGCCTTCTTCGCACAACAGACCACGGACTTGACAGCCTCGCGTTCCTGTGCTAACGTTCCCACATCAGCAGCTTTCACCCGGCAGAACCGGAATCAGACAAACAACCAATAGCAAATCACGCGAAATTCGCGAAACCCACTATGACAACCGCCGAAAACACCAGCACCGAATCCGCCACCATCGCCGCCGAAGTCGAAATGCGCGTCCGCAGCCACCCCATGGCCCCGGCGAGCAACCTCATCTGCCACCCCGGCACGATGATTCCGCAGATCGAGCAGCTCAACATCGACCTCGCAGACATCAAGCTCGACCTCACCGAGGCGGGCAGCAGCGCCCGCCGCCACGTGAAGGAGCTCAAGATCGCCGGACAGGTCGTCCGCTACAGCGATCGCTTCGGCAACAGCCTCAGCGGCCTGATCGGACAGTCCAAGTCCATCTTCCGCCTCTTCGAACCGGACGAAGTCATCAGCCGCGCCCTTGAACGCGGTCATCGTGCGGCCTGCCGCGTCACGCTCACCACGCTCAAGGACGGCACCCGGCAGGTTCTCGCAGCCACCGGCCCCAAGGCCGTGGCCGTGCCACTCGACGATTACATGACCATCATGGCTGATGCCGGAGTGAACCTCCAGCACGTGCGCTATGCGGACGGTGAGCTCCACTCACCACACACCCCGTCGCTCGCTTCGAGCTTCATGGTCGGCAGTGACGTCATGGAGAACAAGTTCACGCTCTCCGCCCCGCTCGACGGATACGGCCAGCTCTCGAGCTTCCTCTCGATCCTGCGGCAGATTTGCAGCAATGGCGCGGTCGCCATGGCTCCGGCGTTCCGCACCAGCATTCCGCTCGGTGATGCCGATAAGGAGGGATTCAACCCCGGTGGCGTCCTCCGCCGCTTCCTGAACAGCTTCAACCACGAGGAAGGCTACAAGGCACTGAGCGACCGCTTCGTGGCGGCGAACAAGTGCCCGGCCTCCGTGGATGAGTACTTCGGCCTGCGCAAGACGCTGAACGGATTCCTCGACACCGAGAACTCCGGGACGCGCGGATGCTCCGAATGGGAAGTGCGGGTCGCACTCGACAAGCTCGCCGGAGACATCGAGGGTGTCTATGGCAGCGCGAACCTCGATCAGGTGCCCGCCAAGGTGCGCCGCTCGATGCCCACAAAGATGAGCGTCTATCGCCTGATCAACTTCGCGACCGAGGTGGCCACACACTACGCTCACGAAGGCTCCCGCCGCCGCCTCGCGCTGTTCGTCGGCCCGCTGCTCGCAGCCACCGGCGGCTTCGATCTGGAGAACATGCTCCGCCCCGAGGAGACGCCTGAGGCCTTCTACCTCAAGCACATCGTCGGCGCGAACTCCGGCGTGGCCGGTGCCCTGCCCGAAATCGCATCTGCCAACTAGTCCACCCTAACTGGCAAGACGCGGGGAGCGAGATCGGCTCGCTCCACGCGAATGCCGGTAACGAAGGGTTATCTGGTGGGTAGAGGCGAAGCACGCCTGCAAACGGGGACCGACAGAGAACCGCGAGTAAGTACCAAGTAGGCTGCATTGTCATGGCCGAACGGGAATTGCACCACTGCCGCGCAAGCGCAACGGGGCACCCACCAGATAGTCCTTCGCAACACACCACAACAACAATGACCACCACCCGCACGTTCCTGCGCGACGAGGTAGTGGTTGGCACGTGCGCCACCCACAGCCAAGCCAGAAAGCTGGTGCGCCTCCTATCCGATTCATTCACCAACACCAGCAACTAATGCAACTTAAACTTACATCCGAGCAAATCAAGGAACTCACCAAGCTGGGAATTACGGCTGCTGCCGTCGAAATTGCCCGATGGGATAATGATACCGTCTTCGAAAGCTACGAGGTGCCGCCGGATTACATTGTGCGACTAGCCAAGCATGCACGCGCCAACCCCAAAGCGTACAACGGCATCCTGCAAAAGCTGGCACAGCTTGAACGCGTGATGAAGGCTCCAAAGACGCACAAGTGCACGCGCCTCGACACGTTGAGCGAAGCTATTCTGCAGTCCTGCTTGGTGCAATCACCAAATCGGTGGCTGTTCGACATTGAGTCTGAGGTGCCGTCCCCATGGTTGGTAACCGGGTGCGCGTATACGCCTGCCAATTGTACACGTGATCGGGAAGAACCGGCACGGGTAACCCTGTCACTGGCTGCCAGCGTACGCGGCAGTAAGACACACAAGCACCTGACTTTTCACCAGGATGACCTAATGATCAGCGCGGGTGAACGCGATGCAGCTCGGCGAGCAGAAGCACTTCGCAACACGCAGGTTGAAGAAACGAGTGCGAAGCTGGCCAAGTATGGGGTAACCGTGGAAGACATACTGGCGCGCGAGGGCTTCGTCTTTGAAGCGCCGGAGCTCAAGGCTAACTACGACAAGTACGTGGCGGAGTGGGAGGTGCTATGGAAGCAGCACTTTCAGCAGTTCACATATGTGACGCGCGTCATAGATGAGTCTGAGTCTGAGGATGAGGATGATACCACACTTCAGCGGCAAAAGGCCGTAGCCGATGCCACACTAGGCGCATCGGAGTACAAAGTGGTGAACGACGTTCCAACGCTCAGGCTCAGGGGCGAAGAGACCACCCTCCGCATTCCGGCTCTCAAGCGCAGCATCGAGGAGGGTACCGAGGATGATACCGACATCTTTCACATTCCAATTCACCCGTGGCTGTACGTATTCAATCTGGAGACGCACAGCCACATGTGGGTGGCCCCGCACAAGGTTAAGGCATACGTGTACGACACCGGATTGGTGGAGCGCCTCATCCTGCCCGATCCGCACAAGCAGCTGATCCGGTTGCTCACCAGCAACCCGGACACCCTCGCTGCAGACTTCGTGCGCGGCAAATCTGCCGGTACCATTATCATGGCAACCGGCAACCCCGGATTGGGTAAGACTATGTCGGCAGAAGCTTACTCGGAGGGTAGCCAGACCATCCTTTACAAGGTGCAGAGCGACCAGCTTGGTCTGAGCCCTGACGCCATCGAGAAAAACCTCAAGGAAGTATTCGCCCGCGCTTTGCGATGGAACGCCGTCCTGCTCATCGATGAGTGTGATATTTACGTTCGCGCACGCGGCACAGATATCAAACAGAATGCGATAGTGGGCACACTCCTGCGCACTTTGGAGTACTTCAACGGAGTGATTTTCATGACCACCAACCGCGCCACGGAAATTGACGACGCCATCATGTCCAGATGCAGCGCCGTCATCCGTTATGATTACCCGTCTGCCGCACACGCACTGGCTATCTTTGATCAGTTTGCAACACTGTTCAAGCTCACCATTCCTGCATCCGTGATCAAGCAATTTCTAACCAGCATGGCCCAGCGTCCAACACTGAAGGAATTTGCTGCGGATGGTCACCCGCAAATCAGTGGTCGCACCATAAAGAACCTGCTACGCCTTATCGCCAGACAGGGGATCAGCAAGCCATCAGCAAAGGAAATGCTAGACACAATGGAGTATCTGGCAACCTGAACCGACTATAAGCGTTCCTCCGCACATGCCTGAAGAAGAAGCCCAAATTGCCGATATCGGCGCAAACTCCACCAACGTTGAAAACATGCGACTGTTCGTAGGGCTGGAGATCTTCATCTTCATTACGCACGTCGTCCTGTCAGGCGTTGCCTGCTTCGTTGGCGCGCTCACCGGGGCGTGGATAGCGTGGGGAGTCATCGCCGTCCTGGTCATGCTGTTCGGGTTTGGTCTGACCGCCTTCATGATGATGACGCGGCTAATAAGTTACACGATAGCATTCGCCCAGATGGCGGAGTTGCTGGATGCAACGCGCCTTGTGATGCTGTCGTTGTTCTCCAAACCTGGAGCCGGAAAACCTGCACCGTTTAAGCCGAAGAATCCAGACACCATTTGATGAACCCCGCACCATGGGTAGAGCGCGACTTCAAGGTTGCGGCCAACGATGCCCCTCTGCGGCTGCTGGAGGCGACACCTGCAGATGGGCTGAAGCTAGCCATGGTTCACCTAATAATACAGCTATGAGTTACCTTGATCATTGGGTAATGCAGTCACCTCCGCGCCCACAGCAGGCCGAGGTACTTGAGTGGGCTGAACGGTCTGAAGCGCGTACGTTGCTGGTTAATGCCCCAACTGGCGTTGGCAAGTCACCCATCATTGTCACCGTCGCCGAAGCAGACGGAGGCATTATTCTTACGCCGCTCAAGCAGCTGCAGGACCAATATCGTCGAGACTGGCCGGACATGCCTCTTCTCAAGGGGCGGCAGAACTACCCATGCGACCACTTCAGCGGAGCGGACTGTCAGTCCGGAGCTGCGGCTGGCTGCAACGCAGAAGCATGTCCGTATCGATCTGCGCGCGGCACATTCTTCGGCGCGCGAGCCGCCGTCACCAACTACGCGTGGTTATTTGCGGCCATGCGACAGGCTGAGTTTGAACTGCCAAGCGGGGAATGGTTGTGTTGCGATGAAGGACACGCGCTTGAGGCCAACCTAATTGGTGCTGCTGCCGTCAAGGTCACCCTCGATATCATCAAGCTGCTGGAATTTCGCGAGACGTGGCCTACGGATGTGACTACCTCCGTACCATTCATGGAGCGTATGCTCACCGTGGTCAGCGTGCGCATTGTACAAATGTCACAGGAGTGCAGCGTTGGCGGAGACGCCGTGGACCCGGACATGGCGCACAACCTGGTCAAGCTAAGGATGTTGTCGCAGTCCATTGAGTACTTCCTCGAGTCGCACGAGCAGGAGACGTGGGTATTCTCAGAGGATGGCGACCTCATGACCTTCACGCTCCGACCGTTAACCGCACAACGGCTTTACAGCACATATATGGAACCGCTGGGACGCCGCATCCTGCTCGCCAGTGCAACGCTTCCAGAGCCACGGCTGCTGGAGAGGTGGGTCGGCATTGCCGATGCCGAGCGCATTGACTTACCGTCACCATTTGATACAGCAAACCGAACGGTGAGGTTCGCACCAGCCGGAGACATGTCCAGAAGTGCGTCAACGGCCTCGCTGCCTGCAATCGCGAACAGGATCGTGAAGCTGCTGGATGCGTACAAGGGGCACAAGGGCATCATCCACTCACACTCGTTTAAGCTCACGGAGCAGCTTTCCACCATGCTGCGCCACCACACCGGGCGAGTTCTCGTTCATGCTCGCGACACGGATCGGCAAAACCTCATCGATCACCATCTCCGGAGTTCGGAACCAACGGTGCTAATGAGTCCATCTATTACGGAGGGGCTGGACTTGTTCGACGACCTTAGCCGATTCACCATCTTCGCCAAGGTACCATACGCGTACCTTGGCGACAGTTGGGTTGCTGCGCGCATGAAAGAAGATCCGGAATGGTACGGGTGGATGACAATGCAGACACTGATTCAGGGTACGGGCCGATCCATTCGCAACGTTGATGATTACGCGGACTGTTATCTCATCGACAGCGGATTTGGTAAGTTTTGGAACAAGTGGGGCTACCTTGCCCCAAAGTGGTTCGCAGACAGCGTGATCATGTAACGGCGTTCCTTGCCGTGTGATTAACAAGCATTTCCTTCCGCGTCCGGAGGACCTACCGCAGCTGCAAACGGCAGAGGGCCAGCCGATTCCGTTCGCCCTCATCATCGGCATCGACCCGATGAACCTTGAGGCGGAGTACGAGAGTCATGCGGCATGGCAGGCAACGATTTCGTATGCCGAGGCACGGGCGCAGGCAGACGCGGCCACGGCAAACCGCGTGTTGGAGCGGCTGCGCGCCAAGAAATTCTTCGAAAAGAAGCAATCACTTGCAGCTGCTGGGTCGAAGCCTACTAACGACATGATTGCCAATGCTATATGTCTCGATCCAGATGTTGTTGAACTGGAGGATGCGGCAGCGGCGGCGGATGAACGAGCAGCCATTCTGAACGCTGCACTGAAGTCCTTCATCGCCCGGAAGGACATGCTGGTCGGAATTGGCGCGAACGCACGCGCCGAGCAAGTACGAGTATACCGGCCCGTTGGGTCTTCAGAAGATTAGCGACATGAAGCACGCTCACGACATTCTTCGAGCACGGTTGCACGCCCGCATTGACGCTCACGGCAAGCCACCAGCACGAGCAGCAGCAAAGTACACCATGGAGCAGCTGCAGGGACAGTGGCATGACCTGTTCGAGACCATGATGCGCAATAGGCTTCAAATGGGGGCGCTGCGCTACGGACTCAATTTTTGCAATGCTGCAGGAAAGCCGCAGTACGATCGGCTGCAAAGTGCCATTAAGCGGCTGGAGTTATACCGGGAGACCGGCAACGACGAGCTGCTGGTAGACGTTGCCAACCTGATGATGCTAGAATTCGGAGAGGGAAAGCATGCCAAGAAACACTTTAAAGCCGTGGACGGAGATAGTCGAATTGCCGTGTATGAAGCTTAAAGTTGCCAAGTTCTGTCTGCAGCCGACGCCGTCCTTTCCAGACGGTGCCCCACAGCGCGAGGAGTACGAGTCTGCTGACATACACAGGCAAGATTGCCGCAGGTATATAACAGAGTGGGTACAGAAGTACGAGTGCCTCGGACTTACCACACATTGGCTTACCGATGGCCGGGACGGTCGCACGATAACGGAATGTCGGGACCGCAACTGCCCGCAGCACTTTCCACGTGACTGACGTCTGCATCATTCATGGAGATTGCCGAACCGGCCTGCGCGTCCTGCCGGATGCCAGCATCAACTGCTGCGTTACGTCGCCGCCGTATTACGGTCAGCGTAATTACGGACACGCTGGACAGCTGGGAATAGAAAGGACGCCGGAGGAGTACATTCAGTCCTTGGTTTCTGTGTTCGCGGAGGTGTGGCGAGTGCTTCGCCCGGATGGGACCCTATGGGTTAACCTAGGCGACACTTACTCGCGAGGTAACCGCCGCACCGTAATTGCGCAGCGAGGAGCTCTAGCATCCAGCAAGGACGGTGGCAAATATGGGTTCGTTTCGGCCTCAGGTATGATAGGTGATCATCCGACTATTAAGCCTAAGGATATGATTGGAGCACCATGGAGGATGACATTTGCGCTGCAGGCCGCAGGGTGGTATCTGAGGCAGGACAACATCTGGCACAAACCCAACCCACCACCGGAAAGCGTAAACGATCGATGTACAAAGGGGCATGAGTACATGTTCATGTTCTCCAAGTCTGAGCAGTATTACTTCGACCACGTAGCCATTATGGAGCCAGACAAGGTTGGCGGCATGCGACGCAGGCGATCCGTGTGGACCATTCCGGTGTACGCCGACAAGGCTGCGCACTTTGCTATGTTCCCGCCTGCACTGGTTGAACCCTGCATACTAGCCGGATGTCCACCTGATGGTACGGTACTAGACCCGTTCGCCGGTAGTGGTATTACAGGCATGGTAGCCTCGAACAATAACCGAGCGTCCGTGCTGTGCGAGATCAACGATAAAAACCTTGATATTATCCGCAAACGCTGTCCGCAGGCCTTCGTGATAGTTCAGAGGTAACTGCAGAATTTGGGCGTTCCTAGTTATTCGACCAAAGGTCGCCTTACAACAACACACCAACCACATACCAGCCCGTCATATGCCTCCTCCAACCCAACGCCCCGTCCTCAGCCCAGAACTCCTCGCCGATCTCGAAGAAGATCGCGCCAAATTCAGCACATCTGCTGGTGATAACTACAAGATCCCGGACGATAACCGCCCACATGCCATCCGCATCCTGCCCGGCATGTTCGGAAAGAGCAAGCAGAAATTTTACGTGGCTCACGCCCAGCATTGGGTGGTGGTGGAGGGGCGGCGGCTGCCCATGGAATGTCCGGCCAAGATTACGACAGGTGCGCCGTGCCCGTTCTGTGACGGTCTCGCCGGGTGGCGCGAATACGAGACGGAGCTGCGCAGCAACGTTCGCAGCAGTGGTGGCGTGGACCAGATGGCCCTCAAGCGCATCGGTCGCATCATCAGCAACTCCCTGCCCCGCATCAGCTATTCAATGAACATCATGGCCCGTGATGATGCCAGCCCCATCGTCCGACCATATTCGGCACCGAGCACGGTCTTCAGCGTGATCGAGAATAACTTCATTAACAACGGTCCGGACATCCTTGACCCGTACACCGGTATTGACTTCTCTATCACCAAGTCCAAAAAGGGCGGTCGAGCATCGTACAGCACCATCGCCCTGCTGCAGCCGGTGGCACTCTGGTACACGGATGGCGAGCAGATCGACGAGTCCACCATCAACGATCTAATGGAAAAGCGCATCAAGCTCGACAACATCCGCCTCCCGGATTATGATGAGATGGTGAACTGCTACAACGCCATGGTGGACGCGGTTCAAGCCGGTGCCGAAGACGCCGATATGCGGAACGATGAGGCACATAAGTCACAGCAGAAGCCAGTCGCTGGTACCCGCCCCGCTGGACCTCCGACAGGTGGTGCCCGTCCAGCCGCAGGAGCGGCCCGCCCTGCCCCACGTCCCGCCGCCACGGCAGCAGCTGCCGCCCCGCGTCCCGCTGCCCGTCCCGCCCCTGTTCCCGCCCAAGCCCCTGAGTCGGGTGGCGACGACGTGCCTGATGGTGTCGAGGACGACGTGCCAATGGACAATGTCGAACCAGCGGCCCAATCACCAGCCGCGCGACCCCGTCCTGCTGGACCCGCAGCGGTTGCCCGTCCTGCCGCAGCCCGTCCCGCTGGACCTCCGACCACCCGTCCAGCCGCAACGCCAGCCGCAGCACCCGCTACGCGCCCCGTGGGCACTACCAAAGCAGCGGCCCCGGCACTGATGCAACGCCTGAAGGCATTGCAGGCGCAGGAAGACGCCACCCCGGCAGAAGGTGGTGGTGAAGCATCTCAGGAACTGGAACCCGAACCCGCTGAGTAATGGCCAAGACTAAAGCCACGGCAGCTTCGCCGCAGGACACGCTTCGTCGCATATTGGACAAGCATGATGATGACACGCAGTATAGCCACATTCTCGGCGAGGGAAAGGCCGTGGACCGATTCTATACACCCAAGCACTTCTATTCTACGGGCCTGCGCCTGCTGGATACGATCCTCGGTGGGCGAGGTGCTGAACGTGGAGGGTTCGGAAGCGGGCGCATCACGGAGATTTATGGTCCAGAGCGCACGGGCAAATCCGAGCTCCTGCAGAAGATCTGCGAGCGCTTCCTTACACAGTACGAGGACGGTATCTGCCTTGTGTTTGATCAGGAGCAGGCGTTCGATGAAAAGAAACTGGCATCAGTGCCGATATTCTCGTGTGGTCGAATGTCGATCATGTGGAGTCGTACGGCGGAGTCGCTGTTCCGCTCCATCGAAAAAATGGTCACCGAGATTCATGAGTCTGGCGAGACCACGCCGATTCTGATTGGCATAGACTCGCTTGCCGCCCTGGAAACGGATGAGGAGGCCGACAAAACGCTGGAGGAGCACACGATGATGGGAATAGCCCGCATCCTCTCCCGCGCCATGAAGAAGATTCGCAACCCGCTGACCATGTCAAACGCACATCTCGTGGTTCTGAACCAGATCCGCGACAAGCCAAACGCAATGGCAGGAGCCGAGCCAGAAAGTCCCGGAGGTCGGGCGTTGAAGTTCGCTGCTGACTATCGCATCCGCACCATGAACAAGGGGCAGTTCCGGTTCAAGGCCGACAGTGGCAAGGGTGCGGACAAGGCAGCACCGGACGGCCTGCTTGTTGGGTTCAAGACCATCAAGAATAAGCTTGACATGCCGCTGCGGGTCGTGGAGATGCCGTTGCTCTTCCGTGGCACGGGAGGCGAACGGTCCGGGTTCTCCGACATGTGGTCAGTCTTCTACCAGCTCAAGCGCAGCAAGCTGCTCAAGGTCTCCGGCGGTCGATATACGCTGGATGGCCTCGGTGAGACATTTGATATGACGCAGTGGCCGGAATTTTGGAATAGCGACGTGGTCATGCCAGTTATCGACGCGGCCCTTGTAAAATGGCAGAACCGCATCATGCAACGCGATGGCGTGGTGTCGGTAGATGAAGATGACGATGAGGACTGAGAAATGACTGCATTCATCAGTGGCTTCGTTGCCGGTGCAGTTACGATGCTGGTCGTGTTCATTATCGCCATGAACAGAATCGGCCCATGGAGATAATGAGAGCGCTCTCCACAAACTCCGGCAATGGTGCTGTGATGACGTGGGTGGCATGGGCTTGACAAGTGGCGATCGCTGCGCTATTGTTCGCGCATGATAACAAAGTCACCAATTCTGTTCATTAATCGCAACGCTGGGCCATTTGTGGTGGTCGCGCGACTGACCGGCGTCAGTGACGGTGATTGCGCAACCACGCTTGATACCCATGGCATCAGCACAATGCCGAGCATCCCAATCCGCAAGCTGCTCAACATTTGCAAGAACAAACCCACCACGATCTGTCCGTGGGTCAACCTGCAAGGCTGCGCAGAAGTGGCTATCACCATTGCACAGGCTGCCGCTGAGGCACATCGGGTTGGAGCAACGCACGGATATAACTGCGGATTCAGTGGCGGCGCTGATCCGGGTCTGTGTCACTTTGCTCATGGAGACCCTCGGGCAAAGGAAAATGCTCACTACAAGAAGGTGGGAGATAACTTCATACACAGGGCGCTGATCTGATGCCCGGCCTCTCCACAAACTCCGGCAACGATGCCGTGATGACACCGTTGTGGCTCGCCCAAGAGTGCATAGAGTGGGCTGGTACCGAGCCCGGAATGCGCGTTTACGAACCATGCTGTGGAGTCGACAGTGGGTTTACGGAGGCGCTGTTGGGGCAGAGCGTGCAGTACATTGCAAGCGGCAAGGAGCGTATGCTCGTCGAGTGGGCCGAGATCACGCTCGGACGCGACATGTTCGAACACGATCCGGGACAGGTTGACCTAGTCATTACCAACCCACCGTATTCATTGCTTGGGAGATTCATTCCGCACATGCTGAACGTGACCCGGCCAACCCGCATGGTGCTGCTAGCACCGCTCACCAACCTTGTCACAAAGAAGCGCCTCCGCGACACCTTCGATGCAGGGTACTCCTTTAGCCGGATTCACATCGTGGAGCAGTTGCCACCACCAGCCGTGTGGCCTGCCTCCGGGTTCCAACAGTGCTTCGTGGAGTACTCACAGGGCGATCACCATACGCAGTGGACGCGCCCCAGTTTGCTGTAACTTGACAAATGCTCGGCTTGGTGCTACCCTTAGAAAGGATACCAACATGAAGAAGACAGCTGACCAAATCGGCGCGCTCTACCGGCGCATTGAGAAGCTGGAGGAGGACAAGCGTGAACCAATGCCTAACCTAAACGAGTGCTGGACGTGCGGCTGCCTGACACACTGCACCTCGTCGTGCCCGCGCTGTACAAGTAACCTCGTGCCCGAAACGGCGCAATCGGCAGACTTGGAAGCGTGTCGCGAGCGGATCAAGAAGCTGGAGGAGAAAAGAGACCGACTCAAGGAGATGATTCAGGCGATGCGAACCAACGCGACAGGGCTGAGGAACCCGGACGCATTCGCAAGACCAGACCTGCAACCGCTGCGCGACGCTTCCGCTCAATCGATGGAATTCTGGGCGCAGCGCATCGAAGATGAGGCGCTGTAACAAACTACCCCTGCAGTCGGCTGAGCATCGCTGCCTGTAGCGGGGACTGGAAGGCAGACGCCGGAGCCGCGTGGATCGTAGCTTCAGGACGAGCATCGCCCTGTCGCAAAATCTCCGCCTCAGCCGTCACCCATAGCGGAATGCCGGTCTGGGCAAAGAACTTATCCACGGACACGTACACCTTGCCGAGCTGGTAAACCCGCCCGTACAGCAGCAGCTCGTCGCCTGCTTCCGGATAGTAGTCCTGCATGCGCAGTTCCAGCACGGAGAGACCCATCTTGACCGGCTGTGAAAAGTCCCACCCGGTCTTTTGGAACTTCAGGTCCGGGTCTGCGTAGGTGCAGCCGGGGTGTAGGAAAACAGATCGCGTGAAGGTGCGCTGGGCCGTCACCGGTTCATTGTACAAGTCATCGATCTCGGCTCCAGTTGAAGCTCGCGCCAGTTCCTTGAACGTCATCAGGGCGTAAGATGTGGTTGCGTATTCAAGGCAGATGCGCTGTGCCTCCACAATGTCCTCCAGTCCAGAGAGAGCCTGCCGCGTTCGGGAAACATCGGCAGCGGCATTCATCAAGGCATCCAGCGTCATTCCAGACCTGGCAAGGATGGCAGCATCATGAGGAAACAGTCGCTTGGCGTCAAACTTCATATGTGATCTGATGGGTCAAACAAAATCTTGCATGCACCGTCACCGTACACTCTCGTGTTCTGAGAGTAGTACTCTGGTCGCAGTTTTTTCTCATCGTTCTGCTCGACAGCCTGAGCAGGTAGGAATTCCTGTACCAGACGACACTGGTTCTCAATAGCTATGTCCGTTAACGCTGACAGTTGCCTCCGTGAAAGCGTGCGAGCCTGCACATAAACCCCTGCTGCCTGATATCGAGACTTTGTCGCAACCTTAACTCTGGCGTACCCACGTGCATACATCTCCGGGTACACCTTGCTTTTATCGCGGTACTGCCCAGCTAACCATCCGTACCGCTTCCGCTTGCGATTGTCCATGATCATGTCGGCACCATTCTTTTCCAGAAATTTCACGACTTGTTGATCCGTGTGATCGTTAACCTCCCATGCATCACCGGACGGTGTTAACCATATGCAGCGTAACTCAGACTCAATCAGAGATATAAACCGGCGTGGAGTCATTGCGATCATACGGCAAGGTCGATGCGGAGGGCAGACGGCACAACCGTGGAATCAAGCGCGGAGGACAGGACATCTTCGGCGCGTTTGGATACCGCTGCAATGATGGCTGGCAGCAGCCGGACACGCGGAACGTTGGCTGCACCGAACTCCAGCTGCCGAAGGGCGAGCAGGGTTCGCTCTGGCAGACATAACTGCCCGGTCTCGTTTAGTTCAACTGCTTGTGGCAACTCCGCAATTGCCAACAGCAGCTCAGCTGGTGCGTGCAGCAATCGAACCTGCAAACGTGCACACACGGGTATCAGCGCCTCGCGGAGTTCGGGCGTTAGCTGCTTAAAGTCCATGTCGCAGGTCACCATTCCTTATAATTAGCCTTTGTTGGCTACATATTGGAATGGCAATTCTCAGCAACATTATTGGTGGCCTTACAAAGGGGATAGATGCATTGAAGATCAGCCTTGGTAGTAGCCAGAAAGCACTAGACGGACTAGCCAAACGCCAGAAAGCAAACTCTGCCACGCAGGTAGCAGACATGGCTGCTATTGAAAAGCGACTTAAAGAATTACGCATCGAGGCTGCTAAGCTTAAGCTCAACCCGGCCACGCTGCAGGCGGACCTTGATGCCGTTAGCGAACGAATTAAGCGAACCACCATTCGCCAAATGCAAAGGTCATCGGATTTGGAGGATCAAAAACAAGCGGACCTACAGGAAACCGAGCGTGTCACCATGGCTACCGGGAGGGGCATGAAGGTGTTCAATGGGATCATGCAGGCGGGTACGGCAATTGCAACCATTGCCAAGGTTGGTGGTGTTGGATATGCGGATGCAGCCGTCAAGGCAGCCCGTGGCACCCACATGGCCGGACTGAGCATGCAGCACATGATGTGGCAGGGCATTAAGCTAGACCAGGCGCTCGGGCTTGGTGTCGAGGAGTCAGCTAGCCTGGTGGTTGGTTTAAACCAAATTGGCATGGCGGCAGGCAAGCGCTCAACGGACATGGAGGGGCTAGCCGTAGGCATTGGTGCGGTTGGTCGACTCAGCGGCGTTGGGTCTGCAGCCGTGCTGGAGTTCTACGATGCTCAACTTCGCGTGGCTGGCGCAAGCAGCAACGGTGCCGCTGCCATTGCCAACCTTAGCGTAGAGGCGCAAAAAGCCGGTCTAACCGGCAAAGAGGCGTTTGAGGAGATGACGAAGCACGCCGACATGGAACTCGGCATGGACGATGCGGCCAAACATGAGTACATGCGGCGCATGCTTGGGGCGGCTGCCACCATGAAGGCAGCTGGTGTCGACATGAAGGCGGCTGCCCCAAAGAAGGAGGGGACCGACCGCATGATCCGCGACGCCGGGTTATCATCGTTGTCTGGTAACATGTTCAGCGCCGATGAAATTGCTCGGAAGCGAACCAATATCGAAAACGGCGGGGAGGGAGCCATTCAGGACCGCATTGATATAGCGAAGGCACAGTCTAAAAGTATTAAGTTGCTTGGCGGGGCGTCCCCCGAGGAATTCAATAAAGCTAAGGCAGCTGCCGCCGCAGGCGGTTCAAGCAGCCAGGCGGCGGCGGACTTTGAAAACCTGAAGAAGAAAACCGAACAGGCAATTAAAGTGGCTAATGAGGCCACTGGTAACTCGATTGGTGAAGGAACCGTTGGCGAAATTATAGCACGCCTTGAAAAGGAAAACAGGCTTTCCACTACACCGCAGAAGGAGGTGAAAGCTGGAAGCATTGAGGATACGAAAAAGGCAGCAACTGGGTTAACGAGCTCAAGCATGACGACAGAGGATAGGAAGGCCGCAATGCAGGCAGATCTTGCTGGAGTTGTTGCAGGTGCGAACAAGGCCAGCATCGAAGCAACCAGTACATTTGTTGCCGGAGTGTCTATTGCTGCTGATGCGGCTACTACGCTTGGCGGGGCACTCAAGTCCCTAACAGATGCCGTTCTCGCCATCAAAGGTGCCTCAACACTAACCAAGGTTGGAACTAAGGCAACGGAAAAAGCTGTAGGCAAAGCTGCAGGCAAAGCTGCAGGCAAAGTTGCAGGCAAAGCTATAGGCAAAAGTCTTATCAAAAAAGTTCCGGTGCTTGGGCTTATCGCGGGTCTTGGGTTTGGGCTTCAGCGCTTGATGGAAGGAGACTTTATCGGAGCTGGCGGCGAGGTGCTTTCCGGGGCCGCAAGCATGATTCCGGGGCCTGGTACCGCAGCATCAATTGCACTTGATGCTGGGCTGGCTGCCAGAGACATAAGCAAAGATCAGTCTGCCATTCCGGACTTTGATGTAAGCAAGCGCCCAGGGGGATACCTCCCAGATGATTACAACCCGGACAACATCGACCTTGTTACACCACGCTCAGCCGCCATTGATGAGACCAGCTACGGGGACGGAACACCTCAAAGCATTGATCCTGAGCAGCACGAGCGTCTGCTTGCTCAGGGAAACACGGTTGCCGCCCGGCAGCTGGACTCACTGGCAGCAACACGTGATCTGAACGAGCAAATGTTAGCAGCCATTCTGAACCTTGGCATAGACGGGTTTAGCCCGCTGCTCTCTGGTGGGTCCCGTGTATAACTTGACAACAACTTGCCAGCATGCTAAAATAGTATCATGAACCCAAACGACGACCCTAAAAATGGCTTGATTATGGCCGAAGGCTGGCGCAAAGCCGCTGGCATGCAACCGCTCCCGGACAATGCTCCGTACTCAGACCACCTGTGCCAGTCGTTGGCGTGGTTTATCGCCATTTGCCTAATTTGCCCGTGGTGGGTGCCGGTGCTGATGGTCGGTGGCACGGTTTATACGGCAATAACGTGGCAGATGGTCAAGGGTGCCATGGATGTTACGCCAATTGCGCAACGCTTGCCATGGTGGGTACCAACGCTGTTCATCGCTGTACCGGTTGTTATTGCATACGTCGCGTACGTTTATTACAAGTGCCTTTGAGTGATGGTGAACCGAATCCGCACCCGGCTGCGCGCTGCCCATACTGCGGGCAAACGAAGGCAGTTGTGACGTGGCGATTCTGCTCCATCTGGTGCATGGACCACAGTACCACAAAGCCGCGTAAGCTTTGGGCGATACCGGACGCACCGGAGGGCAACGAAGACCCTGGGCTGGAATACTGATCAGTCGAAGAACGGGGGTACCCGCTGTTGGAACTTCATCAGCTCATCCTGCAACTTCGTTTGATCCTCCCGAGCTTCAGAGATCAGAGCATCACCGTCTAGCGTCAACGAATTACCTCCCGGACCCGGCAGCGTGTTACCGAACTTCCGACGAGTGATCCCCAACTTCTCCTTGGCGTTAGCGAGTGACGCCCGGCGAATCCAGTCCTTGTGGACGAGCCGCACCTGTTCAAAAGATCGAGGAGCGAACACCCAAACACCAGCAATGGCTCCATTGACTGGATTGTAAATTCGAAGCGCCTGATTTTCTTCATCCCACCAGTACTTGGCGTCCACTCCGGTTACTCGCATGAAGGTCTTGCGCCATGTCAGGAAGCTGGCGAAGTCCTGCGCCTGAACGTCGATGATTGGCGACACACCAACCAGGTTTGCCATAAACGGGCTGACCGTCATGCTGGCGTATACGAAGTCCACGCGCCACACGCTGTAAATCGGCCCCATATCTGCGGGCAGCTTGTAAACAGTGTTGGTGCTCGACGTGTTGATGCGCGTGTACAGAATCCGTGGGCAGCGGCGCGAGTAGGCGTGCAATGCTTCTGATATACCTTGGTCGAGAAGGTTGGAACTGTCCTGCTCGAAACCCTCTATTCTCCAGGTGCCACCACCAAGGCTGGTACGGATGTAAGCCCTGAGCTCATCCAGGCTGTACGACTCGTTTAAAAGTGCCATTGGTTAGTACCAGTCCGGTTCACTTGTGCCAGATGCGGCCAGTTCACCGCGCGACAAACCTGAAAACGGGCCACGAGCCCCACCGCCGCTGGTACGGGATTTCAACAGTTCAGCCTTGACCTCACCAATTTCCGACTGAATCGCATCGTACTCCGGGGTGCCCTCATCGTGATCGAACACCCGCTGACGAAGTTGCCGCAGCCGCACTTCCAGTTCAGGCAGGTTCTCGGTCAGTGCATGAAATTGTGATGGCTTCATGCTAATACTTAGTTATTTCTGTGCGCATAGCCCGCAAATACCGTCTCTATCCGAGCAAGGAACAACAGGAACTGCTTGCACAGCACTTTGGGTGCACGCGGTGGGTTTACAACTTCGGGTTACACCATAAATCTTCGGCATGGACGGACCGCAAAGAGAACATTACACGCTTCCAGCTGAGTGCTATGCTTCCGGGCCTAAAACGTGCTGAAGAAACCGCGTGGCTCTCCGGGGTTAACTCCCAAAGCTTGCAGTCCGCTGTTAATCAGCTAGATGCAGCCTACCAGTGTTTTTTCCGCATCTCCAGTAGGAGATCATCGAAGCAGGAATCTAGATGCGCAAGCATCTAGAACATCACTTCTTTGGAGATGTCTTGGCCACCACACGGATTTTGGCCTTTGCCTTAGGCTTCGCCGGTGCATCCTTGATCAGCACAGCCTCCTGCGTTGGTGCCGGTGCCGGTTCCGCCTGCAAACCGGCGTTCGCAAGAACCTTGGCTAATACTGCTCGTACCATCTGCCTCGTCTGCATACTGGCTCCACGGGCATCAGACATAGCAGAGCTTCGTGCAGCCAGCAGTGCCGGGTCAGCGCTTTGCAGGATCGGTTCGGCCACCGGCGGCTGGTCTGGCTCGCCGGGGTCAAGCATCTTACGTAGCGCGTGCGACTCACCGTACATCATTCCGAGCACCTTAATCATCTGGTCTGGTGTCAGCGCCAGCAGCTGGTTCGGGTCGAACATGATGGTCTCCCCGCGTTCGATAGCCAGCGCCAGCTTGTGGTAGCGGGACATGGAGTGGTGGCGCATAACCACCCCAGCCAAGTCCGTTCGAGCCTGCCACTGTGACAGCATGCGTTGCAGCTGCTGCAAGAACTCCGGGGTTACATCTGCTCCATCCGCGACGAACTGCAGCCCCTGCTGCAACATGGCCATGGAGGCTGACGGATTCGCCGGGAAGTTTTCCGGCTGCACAACCCGCTCCTCTAGCGTGACGGAAGCAGCCTGTCGCAACCGCCCAGTCTCCGCACCTGTTGGCGGAATCGCTTGCTTGAACTCTGATGTCTGATCCGCCATGTTAATCGAGAAATTGTATCGCGCGGTCGGCTGCCGCCAGCCATGCGTCAGCTTTCGACGGATCACTGACGAACGCCGCCCAGTCAGGTAGTACATCACCGTTGAAGGCAACGCCCCCTACGGCAGCGCAATACGCTTCGTAAATCGCTTCCGCCACGGTCTCTTTGAAGATCATGGTTAAGGAACACCGGTCTGCATTCCTAATATTATGAGTGCTAAGTACTATATTCGCGAAAAAACAACCCGCCGCCGCGTTTCCCCGGAGGTTTTTGAGTCCGCCGACAAGGCCAAAGAGGCCGTTTCCAGGATTCTGACCGAGTCCACTGGACCTACCAAGCCGGAACTGGAAGTCGCTCAGCTTCTGCAGGAGGGCTAGAAACTTGACGGGTAGCGAGCGACTTGCTATGGTACGGTCTATGATTACCAAACTTGCCCCGTCCTTCCCTGCCTTCCTTCACCTGCAAGATCTTGTTGATGGTGTGGTGGGGCCGTTTGCCTCTCAGCCCGACATTGATGCGCATATTCTCTTTCTGAATGCGCGCGGCGATGGTGCTGCGCTGTTGGCCGTCCTTGCTGAAAACGACCCATCCGTGGCAAGGCTGCGCACGAGTGGGGCGTTGTTCATGACGCCCGATGAGGATCGCGCCTTCGACTGTGAAGCGGCACTAGCTGAATGATCGCCCGGCCAGCGTGGTACGCCGTGCTGCGCTTATATGGTTGTCCGTGGTCGGAGCAGACGGCATTCGCAGCCGTACTGCAGCTTGCACCGAACCGCCAGACGGCGATTACTTCATTTGAAGAAGTGCGCGGAAGCCTGCGCGGGTGGGTAAGGCACTGCCACGAACTCGGTCGCGCAACATGGACGCAGCGTGTTTGCGACGTTATCCTCTCCGCAATGCCGGGATGTCGGCTGCAACCGGTGAGGTACGCATTGATACATGACGAGCAGGTTTGGCAGAGAGACGAACATTGGGCGTCCATGGAACTGCTCACAGACGGGACGTACTGCGGCGCGAGCGGACGTATTTTAAAGCGTCTGAACCTATATCATACACTTCGAGATGCCAGGCTGTCGTTCCTTTTGCTTTACCAACTCACCTCAAATATGTCCAACGTCACCCGAATCGGCTATTACAACCATAACGGCCACCCGGTACTCTTCCCAGTCCGTGGTGCCAGCATCGAACTGATGCCAGGGCAGCCCATCGTTGATCCAAAGGGCAACCTGATCCCTCACGACATCGACCTGGAGGCAGAGGTTAAGCTCGGCACCATCAAGCATTGCCTGTCGAACGACAAGCGATTCAACACGTTCAATGGTCGCGCTGCACAGGCCGAAACCGTCATCATCTCGTCCAAGCAGTTGGACGGCTTCCCGTCCGGGTTCGATGAGGCTCGCGAAGTTGCATCCCGTGCCCCGCAGAAGCAGAAGCGGGTGGTCGCTGCGCAGGTTGGCGCTGCCGAATCGCCGAAGGATGTGGTGGTGTCCGACCCCGCTCCGGCCAGCAACGTACTGCCAGCTGCATCCACCGTGCTGGTAGAAGACCCGAAGAAGGCCAGCAACGTGCTGCCGCCCGTGGAGGACGTGCAGGAGATTGGCATTGATGACTTCATCACGCAGGGCAAGGCAGAAGGCAGCATCGCGATGAAGGGCAACAACATCTACGTCTATGACGGTCACGAGTTTAAGAGCAAAAATGCGCTGCTGGTGTACGTGCAGAAGCAGCAGGAGGTGACAGCGTAATGGCACTCAAACCGCGAGAGGCCGTCCCAATTGCATCTAAAGGGTACTGGTTACCATCTGCTGGGATTCCGTACCTTGACGAGTTTCCAGACTTCCCAGAGGAGATCGAAATCGGCAGTTACACCATTGAGACGGAAGCAGTGCTGGTCAGCAACGGCACGGCGGTGGACAAGTTCCGCTATATCATCGGTCGCGTGGCCAAGCTTCCAAAAGGGTTCCCGGTGGAGAAGCTGATCATTGCCGACGAGATGGCCATCATTGCCATCGCCCGTGGGCAGACATATGGTGAAGTTTACCAGTTTTCCGCAACATGTCCATCCTGCGGCCACCAAAGCATCATATCCTGTCGCGTGCCGGAGGAGCTGCCGGTTAAACGTTGGGATCGTAATAACCGACCGTCAATGTCCGTGACACTGCCGGTTTCCAAAGATGTGGTGGTTACACGCATGCTCCGCATTGACGATGAGGTGCGCACTTCCAAATGGCTGAACAGCATCAAAAGCCTCAACCCCAACCAACCGCAGGATACGATCTCGTACATCCGGGACAAGGCGCTGCAGATTGTTAGCGTCAACGGTGGGGTGGCCGACACGGTAGAAGAGGCGGAAGAGTACCTTCGCATCCTGCCGGGCCCGGACATGATAGCGCTACAGGAGCACCTGGCCAACTCAGCGTGCGGTATTCGTTACGAGTACACCATCACCTGCGAGAAGTGCGCCCACGTCTTCGAACGTGTATTCCCAATCCAGAACGACTTTTTTCGTCGCAACCGCCCAGGATGGGCGAACGCCAACATCGGAGATGCTCGACCAGCACCTGGAACACCTGAAAATGGTGGGACAACTGGTGCAGCACGCGAATCACGTCCGGTCGGACCTGTTCCAGGAACCAATCCAGCGGGTTAGGTTCTGGTACAACCAGTGGGCGGAGTTCATTCGCAAGCGCAATGCGAACATGAAGTAACTTGACAGGCGTTCGTGTCTGTGCTAACGTCTACGCATGATCAAATCAAGTTCCAAGACGCTAGCAGCACATGCATATGAACTTGCCGGAATGGGTACCGGCCCGTATTCCTTCTGTGGCATCGTAGAGATGCCGAACCTGTCGGAGAATTCGGCGACCAGCTTCGGTAGCGCGAACCCATACGCAGAGGTTCAGTCGCTGAAGCTGAAGGCCGGAGCTGGGACCTGTGCATGTTGCGGCATGGCCATCACCGTTATTTGCGTCGTGCGCGATGGTGCGGGAGACCGCTGGGGCGTTGGCAGCGACTGTATTGAGAAGATTGGCGATGCCGCCCTATGCAGTACTGCTAAGGTGGCGGTTGCCAAGCGCCGTGCAAAGATGGTGCGCAGTCGGAACGCGATCAAGCGTGAAGCGCAGCGACAGACCTGGCTCGATCAACCGAGCACGCACACACGGGCACAAGCCGGGGAGACAAACCGCCAGTTCAACGCACGCAGGGACGAGGAGATGCAGGAGGCTGTCATGATGCGAACAACAGCTGCGCAGGCACGCGAGTTAATGCTTGCGGACGTGCTACCAGTGCTGGACGGCGGCACCGAGTTCTTCCGGTCTTTGGCATCGCAGCTTCGTCATGGACCGCTCTCTGAACGGCAAGCTAGGTGCGCGATCAAGTGCTTCCCGATTGCCAGCCGGGACATGATCTTTACGCGCCTGCTTGAAGGGGTCAAGTGAGCCGCACCACGCCGCACTTGCCACGATTCACCCGCGCACACGCACACCGGAACGCCGTGGGAGCTGAAGCAGGATGTGATATGGCAAGGCCGCGTGTACAAACGGCTGAAGCACGGGTACCGGTGCATCTAGCGTTCCTTGCTGCATGACTGAAAAGCCACGACCCAAGGAACAGCCACCAACATGTCCGCAGTGTGGCAACCAGGAGGTGCAGCCAGACCCTCACTTTGCAAACGCTCCAGTGCCGAGATACCTGTGTGAGACGTGCAATCGCACCTTTGCACCTGGCGATGCCCCGGTCAGCCGGTGGGTTGGTGGTGGCGTGCAGCAGAAATAAAGACAGCGCCGGGACGCGGGCTCCCGGCGCAGTTCGCGTGGTCAACTAAGCGACTGGCGTCTTGATGACGTGCTTGTTAACGAGACCGGGGAGCTGCATCATGCCGACGACGGCTCCGCTACCAAACACGGCTGCAAGCACCGCGTCAGGGCGGATTTCTGATTTCTTGGCCGGGTTCTGCAGTCCTTTGGACTTGATGTACTCCCATAGCCGTTTGGTAAGCTCGGCTCGCGTAATTGGCTCGGAGCCAACCACTTTCTGCAATTCGGGAGATGTGGTGACGGTAGCGCTAAACGCGGATGGTTTCTTTGGTGTGCTCATAACACGGAAGAACGCTGTGCAGATGCAGATACTGAGCCTGCATTCCTTTGACCCATGTTATTTCCTGGCCTTGCCAAAATTTCCGGAAGGTCTACGGAATTCAAGGAGACAAACGACTTCTTTCCAACCGACCCGGTAGCCACGCTCAAGCTGTTGGCCGTGGAACGTTTCACAGGAGATATCTTTGACCCATGCGCCGGGGACGGTGCCATTCTGCAGGTGTTTGCAACCCATGGGTTCACTACCACTGGCGCAGACATTCGCGACTACGGCGGTGGTTACCCAATTGCCAACTTTCTCGAGTACCCGGACGACCACGCTGTTGATAATGTCGTTACCAATCCGCCGTATGCGCTGTTTGATGCCTTTCTAGCCAAGGCTCTCAGAATCGCCCGGCGCAAGGTTGTCTTTTTATATTCATTGCAGAACTTGGGGCAGCTGCGCCGCTCCCGCCAATGGACAGGGGCAGGTGGGGTGCGCCCCAACGCCATTCGGGTGCTAACACCGTGCATCAAGGTGAATGGTAAGCGTAGTTCTTGGAGTCATTGCTGGATCAGCTTTGATAAAGAGAACCCAGCCGCCAAAACCGAATTTGACTGGCTGCTGCCAGAGTTACTTGATCCCAAGCCCTAATTATCACTATGCAACGCATGCCTCAGGATCTCGCCGATGACACATTTCCGCCTGATAAGCCGCCACTCCACGGAGAGGTGCTCGTTCGCGCCTTCCACCGTGATGGCTCACCCGCCATCGTCCCATTCGTGGATAACGGTGGTAGCTTCCTGCCGCGCCCATCCAAGGAGGAACCGGGGTACATCGTCTGCGGCGACAACCTCGTGGTGGACGGTGGCAGACAAATCATTGCCAACCTGCTCGGCGGGCGCGGGTACAGTAATGTTACACCGGTCATCGACTGGATCATATCTAAGGTCAGCTTTGGTACCGGCGACCAAGTGGCAAGGTATACGGATGTTACGCTGTCTCCGCAGCCGGACGTTGGTCTTGGGTTGGTAGGTGGAGAAAACGAAATCGAAATCACAACCGGGGTCTACAAGAAGCTGATAAACTCCGTCGACTTTCCGCAGCCGTTCATCGTTCGCTTCGAGTGCATACTGCTACCGGACGAGGCCAATGGTGTTCTTATTCGAGAGCTGGGCCTCTGGAGCGGTAACAACACCTTGGCATGCAGAAAGGTAATCGTGCCCGTGTCGAAAACGGCAGATATTGGGTTGTCGTACCTGTGGAGGGTCCGAGCCGCCGCATGCATACGTACAATAGTCACCGTTGCCACGATCTCGTGCATCGGACTAGCATTCATGATAGGTAGGTGGGCAGCAAGCGTGCATAAGCTAGTTATTCAGCATGAAAATTCAGAGATGCTGGTTACGCAGCAAAAGTCGCCCACCGCTCCCAACGGCGGTTATTTGCGGCACTGACGCAGAATTGACGGCCCTTAAAATCGCCGTGGAAGCTACGGTCGGTGTAACGTGCGGTACGGTGCGAAACGGGCGTTTCGCCACCTCTGGGCGCACCACTATTGCCGCATTGCAGCATATCGGCACCGCGCTTGATGACTTTGCGAGTTGGACTCCTGCGTGCGACCCGAACAAACACTGGCGTCTTTCCGACGCTAGCATTGTTGCCGATGCCAAAAAGTACAAGACGCGCAACGAGTGGAAGCAGGCATCTGGAACGTACAATCACGTCCATCAGAAACGACCGCATCTTCTTCCCGCTTGTACCGCCCATATGGGCTTGCCGGATGGACCGATCCTGCGTGGTTACCAAGTGTATTGTTATGAATTTGAGGACAACACAGCCTATGTCGGCCTCACGTGCGTACCGCACAAGCGCCACGTCGCGCACACCAAAGCCGGTCCCGTGGCAGCGAAAATCAAGGCAGGCGTATCCCATCGCCTTTGTATCATCTCGGATCGTCTTCCGGCTTCTGCAGCAGCAGCACTCGAACCGGTTATTATCGGCCTCTGGCAGAACATTGGGTGGCGGATGCTGAACACACAGCGTGGCGGGTCACTTGGCATGTCGCGGTTCACGCACACTTTTGAGCGATCATTGGCGGCAGCACGGCGGTGCGAAACACGCAAGGACTTCGCCACCCGGTTTTACCGGGAGTACTTCTTCGCTTGCAAGCACAAGTGGATTGGTCGCATTGTCGCAGATCGTGGGTGGCCCAAGCATGCATTAGCTCGCTGGTCTTATGAGACATGCCTCTCATCCGCCCGCCGATTCAAACTCATGATCGAGTGGGTGGAAGGCGACAAGCTTGCATACGGTGCAGCCTTTGATCGTGGATGGCTTGCCAAAATTCGTTCCGAGTGTTTCGGACCCCAGCGCGTCTACAGTCGCAAACCCGCCAAGTGGACTACTGAGTCATGTCAGGCTCGCGCCCAGATGTTTAAGAGCCGTGCGGACTGGCAGGTGAACTGCCATGATGGGTCGTGGACGACCGCGCGCCGCAAAGGCTGGCTCCCGGAGATTGGTAAAGCCGTATTTGGTACGCCGTTATCGTTGCAGCGTATGTCTCCAGATGAAGCAGAAGCTGCCAAGGCGCGCAAGCGCCGCCTGCGCAAAGAGCGTGACGCCCGAAACCATCTTGTGATAGCTTAGCATTCCTCCAATCAATGAGACGTATTACTAACCTTACACGGCAGCTGCTACCAATGTCCATACGCGGAACGGATGGCAAGATGCAGCATATTGCGATTCCTGTTTCCACTACGAGTGGTGTCGGCCACGTCGACATTGCGGACGAACCGGCAGATCTTGGCCCGGAAGCCACCCGTCATCACACGGCACGACGCATTAGCATCGTACGGTTAGCTGGTGTATCACTGGCCGAGCCCATTATTCAACAACCTGCGCAGGTTGAGGATGTCAAAGCCGTCAAAGCCGTTGTTGTACTGCCAGACGAACAGGTTTTGCCGAGGGACGGGCGCGTGGACAAGACGCGGTTTGAAGATCGGGATAGGGACAAGGGAAAAGGCAAGCGCCAGGAATGATCGACTGCCATCTCCACTTTAGCGGCGCGATAAGCCCATCATGCGCGGCGGAGTTGGCTAATGTATCACTGGCCGAAGCCGAGGCGCAACTGGTTCCAACGGACGATGCCCATAAAACCCTGCTCAGCCTAATCTCCAGGTTTAACCTGCTAGATCGCGTGGTGTGGGATGATAGCAAGCTAGCCGCCGCCATTGCCTCCGTGCGCGAGCAAACCGAGGACTTGCATGGGTGCTGGATGCGGGTGTCGGTAGATAAGTACGCCCATTCTGGTATGATGCCGTCCGAAGTGCTTAGCCAGATTGCGGACGGGCTGCCAAACGCCCGGATTGTGCTAGCCTTCCGATACGAGCAACCGGAGTGGCGGCTTGGTTTGCTCAACCACCCCGCAGTACACGGGTTAGACTTCGTAGGCAACGAACACAAATTCTGCGCACCATCCGTCTGTGACGCGGCGCGCACGGCGGTTAATAAAGGCGTTGTGGTTTTTGCGCATGTTGGTGAGACGCTGACGCAAGAAGATACACTCTGGCGCATTCGCATGCTTGCCTCTGCCGGGGTGCGCAATATCTGCCACGGCGTGCGTGCCTTCGCACCACCGGAGCACGGGCAGGCAACTACTGCGTACTGGGATAGTGTGTTGGAGGTCATGGACGCCATGCGTGATACCGGCAGTTGGTTCCATATGGCTCCAAGCAGCAACTACTGGACTGGCGCTTGGGGCGACCCAAACCGCCACCCGGCGGGATGGATGGCCGATAATGATATGTTGGTTACGGTTGGTGCAGATGATCCGGTGCAATGCCGATGCACGCTGAGAGATGAGTTGGCGAGGTTTGGCGAACTCACCGCCGCGCGACTCATTGAGAATGCCCACAGGCACTGGCAGGAGTTTGCTGGCGGTAAGAAGTAATTATCGGCATGCCAGTTGCTCCGCTCAACCTCGACACTACCCTTCCGGATACAGACACGTCCAGGGCAGCGAACACCGCCGCCATCGTTCGCTGGCTAACTGCCGCCGACCCACGCACGCTGGAAGCCATTAGCCGCGTCTTTGGTGATCTTGGTTGGCGGTCGCAGATAATTGAGCAGAAGATCAATGAGCTCATTTCTGCAGCAGAGCTCACGCATGACCTTACCGGATATACGCTTACTGACGGCACCAAGCCATTTAGTGGCGTCATCAGTGGTGTGGAAGGCGCAGCCGGTGCCAATCTGACGACGCGAGCCGGTGCTGCCGCGATCGCCGCTGCCCTTATTGGTAGCTTGTCTTCTACCATCGACGATGTGGAGGTGCGTGTCACCGCCCTTGAGGCATTGCCAATCGTTCGGTATAGTGACTGGGTTGAGCACACATGGACCGCCGGAGTGAAGCACTACCTTGACCTCCCGCTGACTGAATCGGTCGGCAGCCTGGATCGCGTCATTTCCATCCAGCTTACGGAGAAGCTAGATACCTCGGTCCCCACTATAATGGTGCCGTCACCGACGTCTATATGGCGTTATCGCCCGGTTATGATTGGCTCCAGTCGCGGGGCCGCCGTGGACGATGCGTGGATGCCCAGCGTTGGCGTTGTGCGCATCTTACTGCCATCTACATCCTCCTACGCCTCTGGCTACGAAGTTGGGGCGGCGTACGACCTGCCTGGCGCGCGGCAGCGATTCTATCGAGCTGCCGTTACCGAGCACCAATAACATGGATGGAGCTCCAGAGCAAAGTCCGGAGCACTGGCTGCGCGACCCGCAAAAGCACCTGTATTACGGCCTGTATAAGGGCACCGTGGAACAGCGCACCGACGCCACCCGGCGCGGACGCCTGCGTGTCCGGGTGGTAAGCATCCACGACGGGGTGTCGGTTGATAACCTCCCGTGGGCACTTCCTAAAACCTCATCGTGGAAGCAGGGTGGGCTGTTTGCTATCCCACCGCTGGACGCGACAGTGTGGGTGGAATTCGAAGCCGGTGATCCAGAATATCCCGTCTGGAGCGGAGGCTGGTGGGGTACCGATGAAACTGTGCGCGGCACTGGCAAGAAGCCGAACTGGTTCGGTGGCGAGAAACGTACCAGCAGCACCGACAGCCTCCGCCTCGACAAGAATGTTAACCCGGATGATGCGCCAAACTGCTTCGGCATCGTCACGCCTATTCAAAAGCACATGCTGTTGGATGATCGCAAGGGGCTGGAGCGCATCCGCATTGGCGACCAGTTCGAAAACACGACGTGGCTGAACAGTGAGGTCGGCGTGCTTACCCTGGAAACGCTGCTGGGCGTCCGAATCAATGACTCTAAGCCACGCGGCCTCACAATTAGCCGCCGGGACGAACAGGTGCAGATTTACACGCATTACGGGTGGCGGTTAACATTTGATGATAAACAAATGGTATTCGAGGTGGCTGCTCCTAGTGGAGCCAAGTTTCGCATATCAGATGCCTCTGGAGCACGAGCGATCCAAGCATGGACGGCAGCTGGGCACTATGCATCTCTGAATGATGCAACCCAGCAGGTAGATGTTGCCACGTACGGTGGTCAACGCCTGCTGCTGGATCAAGCGGCGCAGGTGGTTCATTTAACCGATGGGTCGTCAATGCTACACATGGAGCCACAGCACGTTATTCTGGACGTGGTCGGAAAGCTTGATATTCGCGTCACCGGTATCCTTGACGTTATATCCGGAGGCAAGGGACGATTCGAGGGTTCCCAACTTCATTGGAACAGCGAGGCCACGGCAGTAACTAATGCAGGTACTATTGGCAGCGGTCCGGCCAACCCGCAACGGCTTCCGGCCACAGTAAAGGCATGGGAAGCCAGCAAACTGGTCGGTGGAGATGACAAGTCCACTGCCACCCCGGTATCAACGTAATCGACAGGTGCTCGAGCGTTCTTACTGCAATGTTTAGCCGTTCCGCCATTGCAGACCTTCCACATTCTGAGTGTCGACGCGGATACTTCAAACCGTTCGTTACCCACCTGCGAGCGAGTGGGTTTACGGCCCAGCAGGCGAATGATGCGGTCCGGGGCGTTATGGAAGTTCTGCAGAGCTGTCTGATGCAGCACGGGGAGCCGGTGGACCTTGGGTTCATGAAGCTGGTGGCAAAGCGCAAGTCACCACAGGCCATCCGATATAACCTGCAGAAGAAACGCCTCCCCAAGGAAGAGGTGCCGATTCACATTGTCGGTGAGCGGTACGTCTGGCGGGTCCACTTTCACAAGTCGTGGCTCGATAAACACCGCCCCGATTGGCGTATGGTCTGAAACTAAGTATTACACATGCCAGCAACATCAGACAAACTAGCAACCGAAGGATTGGCAACCTTGATCCGCGCCTTCATGGGGCAGACGACGACCCTCCCGGTGTTTTCCACGGAGGCCACAGGTGGTGACTTTGCAGAGAAGCCGGTGGATGGAGATACCTTGCAGAAGGCCATCGCCATGCTGATCAATAAGACACGCAGGCACCCGCACCCGCCCGGACTCATCCTGCCGTTCGACCCAACCGTTTATGGCGGCACCCCGAACCCCACCAACTCGGCGGCAGTCAAGGCCTTCATCAAGCTATTGGACGGTGGATCGGATGTTACAGTGACGGACTCCGCCGGGCCGTTTTACCTATTATGCGATGGGTCGACGCAGAACGGCATGGTAACGCCAAATGCTGCTGGTCGCACGCTCATTGGCGTTGGAACCGTACCAAACGACGGTGCAAGCCCGCGCACCATTGTCTGTGCTGATAGCATCGGCAATGGTCGAGTGACGCTCACCACCAACGATATTGCGGCGCACGTCCACATGGAGCAGTGTTACGGAATAGGTCTAGGCGGTGGTGACGCTACGGGTGCGCCATCTAACTACGTCTTTGGCGGATCAGCCCTTGCAGGGTTTGGTGGCAACAGCCTCGGAGATACGGGTGTAGATACGGGCGTCAATCTTCCAGATGCCACCACGCTTTCAAACGGTCACGAGAATCTGCCGCCAGCCAAGGGCGTATTCTTCATCATTCGCACCGCCAGAATCTGGCACTGGTAAACTATGAAACTCACAACACCTGTCGTCATCACCATCACCAACATCTCCCCGATCATCGTGGATGACGAGGCTAAGAAAACCGTTTGCATGACCAGTAAGGGTATGCTAAAGCAGCTGGTGCTATGGAGCGAGGCTGGCTACGACGCCATCGGACAGTGGACCACTGCGCAGGCTGAGGCCCGCATCCAAGAAGCCGCCAAGAGCGGTGAGCTTCTGGACTGCTACACCTTGGTTCGTTAACTTTGCCTGCTTGAGCAGCTTCTTGCGCTGCTTCCAGTATTCATTCCAACGGAGCTTGGTTAGCTCGTGGGCTGTGTCGAGTAGCTCCGCCGGGTCCAATGACTTCGACTGTCCAAGCACCGCCGAGGCCAAGTCCAGCAGGGCAAGTGCATCGCACTGGTTATCATTCCAGTTCCATGGTTCATTCTTGGTCCACGCATGTGGCAGGAACTCCTGCTCCGGAAACCGCTGGCGAACCTGCTCAATAACCATAGCCTTGCTTTCCTTGCTAAGCGTTCCGTCACCGGTAGCAAATTTTTTGATGGTGGCTGGTGCGAAAGAAATTACGGGAATGCCGCGTTCACTAGCTATCATGAGCAGGATGGCCTCCAGCCCCTTCTGCACCAATGACACCTTCCCACCGGCAGAACTACCTCCCACGACAGCCTCATACGCAATGACGCAACGTGCTCCGAGCAGATCGGATACCTGATCGTTCAGCCAGCTATGGAACATTGCGAACCTGCGACCCGGATGATCCGCGTGCATGGTTTTGGTGGCCTTGGTGCGGATGGAGAAGTCTGCCGCCCCGGAAGTGGCCGACGCCAGCCGCTTGATAGCCCACCCGGTGTGAGTAGCTGTGTCGAGGGCTATTAGAACCTCTGGATGAATGCTGCCGTTCCTTATGTCTGTTGTCGATGTCATCCTTCAGGAACACCAGATCCTGCGGGTAACCTTTATGCATATTACCGGAAGTACGCCATCTATCGAGGACGTCCCAGACGTGCCGGAACAGTCTGTTGCCGACATTGACGCTGCCAAAAAGAAGAAACACCACATCTTCGATAATGATTACGTGTCCACACTGTGCAGACACTACCAGCAGCACCAGACTGCAAAAACGTACCAGCGCATCATTGAACACACCAGTAATCTGATCGACACGGTTATTCGGGCGCACAAATTTCATCTGTCCGCACCGTTTGCTGATATTCGGAACAACATGTTCCTGCACTTCAAGGGGTGGGTCATGAACTGGGACCCATCACCGGGGGCCAAACCGTTGTACTCGTACGTAAGTGCATGTTGTAGAAATGCGGCCCTGTCGTACATTACCGCCGAGAAGCGAGTGTCAGATCGTATCCTTTACGAGCATGCGCACCAGACGCCGCTGGATGCGTTCGACGGGTGCCACTACAACGAGCGGTTTGATAAGGAGACAAAGGAGGAGATTCGCAAGCAGGTTGGTGCGCTCGAAGCCAGGTGGAAGGAGCCGATCATCATTGAGATCATCCGTTATTGCGTCGGCCTCATACTGCGTGGTCGAGCCAATGATAAGCGCCAACAGGTGCTACGCACCATCGTCACGGCGTATCCGGTCAAGGTAGATGATGCACGGTTCCTGCTAGACTGGTCCCTCGGCGCGGTCCGGCAGTGCGTGCTCAACCACTACGACAGTCCGCTCGGGGAAGCCGACGTTCTCCGGGCAGCGTACAAGTTCAGCTTCCTGCCGGACATCGTCAACACCATTGGCATTGCTGCAACGCAGAAGCTCATGGCCGTACTGGCTGGAATTACGGTGAAGTTCCCATCGCCGACGCAGGTTCGACAGATTTCCACCATCAGGCTCATTCATGAGCACATGAAGGAGGATGTCACACCAAACGGGCTGGTAGACCTGTCTCGGCGGCTCAAAATTCCTGTAGCACGTGTGCAGGAAATCTACGACGACACCTGTGCCAACCAGCACGCCGGGGTACTGGAGGATCGCCCGGTGTATCCGGACGGGGTCGCACCGGATACGGACGAACTCGACGAGTAGGTATCCGGTACGCGTGCGATACGCTGCATATGACACCATCCACCTTCACTGTGCTAACCGAAACAGAAGAAATGGATCAATTATTCCGGATGAACCAATGCGGATGGAGTGCGGAACAGGAGCATCATGGCAGATAAGCTTCAGCTTTCAACCAAGCAGCCAAACGTCCTGACACCCGCGTCCAGTTCATATTCGTGGTTTTACCAACTGCTGGCCAAGGGTCTGAAGACCACCAAACTCGGTGGCCGGTCGTGGAACGTGGAACCGGCGGTTGATAACAACATCCGGGTGACGGTGGCATCTGCGAAGCAGCAGACGGAGCGGTTGGTTGAACGTCTGCTGGCAAACTGCGCCTAACGTTTCGGCGGGCTTTGTGGTGTGCGCACAAATGGTTACGTATTACTTCAATGGACCGTAACGCATTCGCAGACAAAGTAACAGGCGCTCTCACCAGCGACATCCGACTGATGGATTCCGTGGTGGGCATGCATTGGAACAAGGCTGAAGATGCGCTGCTGGTCCGAGTACAACCACTGAACCAGATGGAGTGGCGGGAAGGTGGACTTGCAGCGATGGATGCGCTTCGTGAACTAGCCGAAAGGGTCAAGATCACGTGTCAGTATCAGTTGCTGAGGGTCCGCGACGCCATCAACATCGTGTTCGCAATCAAACCGCAGATCAAACACTAAACTACTACTAACATGGCCGGAATACTCCAACTCGGACAACTCGCGGTGCCCTCGGGCGTCGCCAACGTCGCAGACCTTTGCATCCTCGCAGTCGAGCCCAAGGTCGGCAAAGTCAGCCTCCTCGTTCAGTCGCTCATGGAGCGCGCCAACATCCCCGCCGGGGCCAAGGCAGCTAGCATCCTGAACTTCAAAGTCTGGGCGTCTGACGACCGTGGCGTCGCCGACGCATGGGCTGTCATCTCCGGCGGTTCCTATCTCGCGGTCGCGCCCGGCGGACAACAGACGGTCGCGCTCACACCGACCAAGAAGTACCTCAAGCTCACCGGCTACGGCACCACGTCCAGTGGCGCACTTCGCCTCGATGCCATGTACTCTGGTGCGCAGTACCAGGGCAACATCACCATCGAGCAGATCGGCAAGTCCGGATTCGGCAAGGACGGCACCGCGCCGACCGACGACAACGGAATTGCAGACTACTCTGCGGCAAGTTGGCCGGAATAAGGTCGCCTCGGCGAATCAACAAGCAACTTCGAACTCGCATAAAGCACCAATCATATGGCAGTCAACGCAAACAAAATCAGCACTACCAAGGATGGTACGAAGCTCGGGCAGTCCATTCTGGGCAAGCTCGGAGCATTCGGCACTACACCTGGGCTGCAACCTGCTAGTACGCGCTCGGCGCGGCAGGCGCTACAGGATCTTGGATTCCTCGCTTCCGGCGGGGCGGAAAAGTTTCTTGCACAGGCCGTCTTCGATCCATCCGCCGTCACCGGTAAGCGCACCATCGCGGCTCACACACTCGGCGTCACCATCCCGGCGCTCGCCGTTGTCACGCGGTTCTTCTATCAGGTCAACACTACGTTCACCTCGGCGACCGATGCAGCTACCATCGCCTTCAAGGTGGAGAGTGCGGGCGACCTGCTCACAGCCATCGCCATCTCCGACGCTACGAACATGTTCGACGCCGGAATCCATGCAGGCAAGCCCGGATTTCCAAGTCTCGGCGCGGATGCAGCCCATGACACGCAGGTGGAGGTAGCGGCACTGTTCGCTGCCACCATGATCGGCGTCACTGAAGATCGCTTGATCACGGCAACCGTGGCGGTTGAGGCCCTCACAGCTGGTAAAGCCACGCTGTTCGTCGAGTACGTGCTCGGCGCGTAATCGCAGACAACTGTTGGCCCCTTGGGCGGGGGAGGAAGCGGCGCATCAGAGACGGTGCGCCGCTTCTGTATTCGGGTGGAAAGGCAGGACTTGACAAGCTTGCGGCGGTGTGCTAACGTACCCACATGTCAGCCCACTAGATTCGACCCCATGAGCTACACCGAATACCCAAAGACAGACGCGGAAGCACTGGCCTACGCGCAACAAATCGCCGAGAACAAAGGTGAGAAACGCCACGCGATCCGGCTCGCGCCAAACAACCTATACGGCATCACGCACGCCGTCTGCGCGGACGAAGACCTTGCGGACTACCTCGCCAACGAATGTGCTCTCATCCAGCGGCAAATTATGAAAGCCCGATGATTAGCGACCTGCTCCTCCAGCAGCTACGCAGTACGTTCAGCGTAGCCTTCATCGGACCGAACGGCGAGGTACAAATTGCCTGCCCGTTTTGTGTTCACCGAGGAATGGGAGCGGACGGCAGCGGAAAGTCAGCTGCTGGTCACCTCGGCCTGAATTTCAAGAAGAATGTCGGATTCTGTGTGCGCTGCGGAGCCGGTTTAAAAAACATTCACCAGTGGCTGGCCAGGCGCAACATCGAGACCCCGTATGTCGCCTCGGTCATCCGAGCCAACCCGCGCGAGTTCTGGGCGGAGCGAGACGCGTTGGAGAAGCCGCCAGAGTATAAGCAACAACGCATTGAGCTGCCACGCGGGTGCCGGTTCATCCAGGAAGACGACGTCGCCGCCACCCCGTTCATTCAAAACATGCTCGACAAGCGCCTGACCATGGAGCAAATCCTGCAGGCACGAATCATGTACGCTGTAGAGGGGCGATTGGCCGGGTACTGCATCTTCCCCGTCTACGAGGATGATGAGCTAGTGTACTGGCAGGCGCGAGCCGTCCGGGATGACCTACCACCGAAGAAGAACCCGTACAAGGACGAGGTGGAGATGGGCAAGTCCTACTGGTTGTACGGCGTGGATGATGCCGTCATCGGTGGTAGCATGACGCTTGTAGAGGGTGGGCTGGACCGCATTTCTGCCCATGATTTCGTTCGCAGGGAGTTTGGAGACCAGCACTACGCTCTCGGACTGCTCGGCACCTCGGTTGGACACCCCAAGCCCGACGAGCATTGGCTGCAAAGCCAACTGGGTAAGATCATTGCATTGGAACCTTCTGAAATTTGCGTGTTGTTTGACGGACCCAAACATGCAACAGATAAGGGCGCTTATGGTAAAGCGGCACTAGTAGCCTCAGAACTTGAAGAGTGTGGCCTCAATGCGTACGCTGGCAAGCTAGACTACGGCGACCCCAATGAGGCCTCGGACGACCTGATGCGCTCCGCCATGCAACGTTCCCGCACCACCTTTGACATTGGAGTTCCATCCAGATTATGAACAAGTATACTGAGCTCACACTCACCAAACCCGGATGGTACTGGCATGTTCCTGAAGCGTGTGCATCATCGACCGTGCCGCCCACCGGCAGACGGCGGTTAGCTGCTCACGCGCGCTTTACACACATAGACGAAGACTCTCTAAATGATCAACACCATTAACCTTGAACACCATGATCTGCGCGCCATGTACGCAGACATCGAAGACTGCACCGGCCTGATTCGCGCATGGCGCGATGCCACGCGCGACGTGCGCGATCAAAACGACTTCATCCAAGCTGTGGACGCCGCGTTCAGCCAGCACATTGGTGATACCACCGGAGCCCGGACGTACTACAAGTATGCGGTAACGTTTAAAACCACTGCTGGGGACACCCGGCGAGAACAGGTGACGGCACGCACCAGGCGGGAGGCCATTGCCATGGTTGCATCTCGTATGGGTAACGGGGACGGTATCCTTGCATACCTGCTGGAGTCGGCACGCACGCAGGTGATCTCATGGGACGAAAAGGAAAAGTTCACGCTCACGTACAACCTGATCATCGAAATCTCCAAGGCTGTAGTGCCGCGCGTGGTCAGTCAGTACTATCCGTCCAACCACAACGTCTATGCTCGCATCGGATGGGACGACAAGGACATGGAGCAGCACCTATTCGAAACCGTGGTCCTGAAGAAGTTTGTGCCGAATCTGAAGCGCAATGCATCTTATTACGGCTCCACGGCATCGTTCCGCAAGGCATTGTACATCAGCTGCAAAAATGCTTGCATGGGACACTACCGGAAGCACGTTAAGTCTCGGTGCCGTGGCGACATTCTTCGCGCTCCCGTCATTGAACTGAATGCCGCTCCACCGTCAATGGATCAGGATAACGGCGGCACGGACATTGCCGAGGCCGATGGGGCTGTGAACCTGCGCGACATCTTGATGCCAATCGTCAGTCAGGCACCCAACATCATGGTGCAGCGCATCCTGCTTTGCAGCATTTACGGACATTACGATGGCAAGGACCCGAAGGTGGGAGTGCGCAACAAGCTGCAAATAGGACGCAAGGATTTTGACATTCTTTGGACCGAGGCCGTATCATTCATGATGAAGCACAAATCCGATATTTATGACGCTATGCGACAGCATCGTCCGGGCAATGCTCTCACCGTCGCCGCCGTATGAGAATCATAGAAGTTCAGCTTGGCGACCACACCACGATGGTGCAGGAGCCGGAAACCTGTCAGACGTGCGGACAGAGCATGAGCGACGTCGTGATGTACGGCGAGGTTTGCACAAATCACAGTTGCCCTGACAGCCCGTTTTACACCACAACCACAACACATGACTGATTCCTTCGCTGCCGTTGACCTATCACTAATCGGAGCTGCACTTGGCCTTGAACTTACCTCGGATCTCAGCATGGATCGTATGCAGTCCGCCGTACAAAACACGCTCGCCGGAATGACCAAGGCAGAACGCGCTGCCATCCCCGAACCGGTATGGGGAATGATGGACGGTATGTTCCCAAGCGCCAAGCTCCTCAACCACTGTCAGATTGCGCCAAGATCTGGCTCAGAAAATGGTAGCGCTGCATTCTCTATCCATAGAGACGGGCAGACGGTGGTAATACTGCCAAACCGACAGACACCAACTGCGCTTATGATCGGGCTGGAGGCTAAGCCGCGTTTCATACACTGGAAGATTGTGCACAAGCCGAGCATCCTCGTATCATCCACCACCATTCGTATAACCTGCCAGATACTGGCCGGGCTGGACGCTGCATTCATCAAGAAAATAGTCGAAAGCTGGTAATTGACAAACATCAAGCAGACCGTCATCACGCGGGCCGCATCGAGCGGCGGCGGGGCATCGCCAGACGAACGCGGGTCCGTGTCTTTCTGCGGCAGGAGGATATCCAAGCCGCGTGGGCGGGCACAAAGCCGGTGGAAGCATGGCTAGGATTATTGCGGAAAAGCATTCTCTTCCGATGGGGTGTAGATGAAGAGTGGGTGAAGGACGCCCATTAGCAGAAATCGTTCCTCAAGATATGAAACCACCAACATGGACGCAAATTGAAGCAGAAGGCAAGCGATATCAGAAGGCTATGACGCTGGCCGAGCCAGCCGTGACCTTGCGATTTCTGGAAGCGCTCAAGCCGCTGCTGGATGGGACGCAGAAGCAGAAGCGCGGCGGTCAGTACATCGTCTCCACGCCTGACGGAAGGTATCTGAAAGGCAGCCTCGACGCGGCTGCTGGGCGCATCAAGGTGACGCTCGTAACTTCCCCAGATGAGGCTACGCACCTGCCGGAGAATGGTGCACTGGAGCTAGGGCGACATTTCTTCAAGAAAGCCTTTCTGAAGAAGCAGGTTACGCTGCACATTTGACGCATGTCCGATCAGCCTGTAACGCCATGGGACAATAAGTTCCAAGACCTAGCTGTCGCTTACTTGTGGCTGCACCCCGGAGCCATGGCTGCTCATGACGGGTACTGGAAGCCTGAGTACCTGACCACCGCAACATCCGGAACCTTGTCAGCCATGGTGCAGGACCACTGGCGCAAGTGGAAGGTGCTGCCTACGGACGCGGTCATGGCTGAGTACATTCGGCTCCGCCACCCGGACGGCAGCAGTGAGGTGGAATTGCGCAAGCGCCGAGCGCTACTGCAGAAGCTGCAGGAGTTGAAGGAGACCCCGCTTACAGATCACGAGTACATTTCAGCCAAGGTTCGGGAGTTCGTGCGGTTCGTGGCCCTTCGAAACGCCGTCATGGAGGCTCGGGACGGACTCATATCCGGAGAGTATGATCCAACGCTACCAGATAAATTTCGTACGGCCCTGCTGACTGGACAGGATACCTTTGAGGTCGGACACATCTGGCGGAAGGACACGGACGTGCGCATCATGGAGGCGACCAACCCGGCGGTTAACCCCCGCATTCCCACCGGCCTCTCCCACCTGGACGCGGCCATTGGCGGCGGCATCCAGCGAGGTGAACTCGGGGTGCTGCTGGCGCTCCCCAAGCACTTCAAGAGCGGAACAATGATGAATTTCGCGTACTACGCTCTCACTGAGTCGGCTGGTGGGTGCAACGTGGCTTATGTGACGCTGGAGTTGTCCGAACGGCTGGTGGGGACGCGATTCGATCTGCGGTGCAGCATGATGACCAAGGATGAGATGCTGCAGGACCCGCAGCACTTCAGTAACGTGCTGCACAAGCGCATGGACATCATCTGCGGCGACAACGACCTCTTTATTAAGCAGTTCAAGACGAAGACCTGCTCCGGTGATACAATCCGTCAGTGGTTGGATCAGATGTGGTCGCAGCGTGGCATCAAGATTGACCTGTTGATCGTAGACTATCTTGACCTGATGAAGAGCTCTCGGAAGCGGGAGAAGGACTACCTCGAGGCCGTAGATATTACCGAAGACCTGCGCAGCCTGTGTTCTCCGCAGGAGTATAACCTTGCATGCTGGACGGCCTGCCGCGCTACGCGCGAAGCCGTGGGTCGCCGCCGGATCAGCATGAGCCACATGTCCAAGGCATTTGAAAGAGTGGGTGTCGCAGATATGGTGCTTGCCCTCTGTCAGACCGAAGAAGAGAAATTCCGTGGCGAGATGCGCATAGCGCCAGTTGCCATGCGCAATGACGCCGGAGATCGCATTATTAACTGTCGTATAGACTACCAAAGAATGGCGATGACATCTGTCGACACGTCTGATCCCGACTTTGAAGACTCCGAAGAAGACGCACCACCTAGGCGGCGGCAGCCACGGCGAGATTCTGGTTCAGGATCGGGCAACCAGACGGACGTGTACTGAGCCACTTCAGGAAGTTGCAGTTCCAACACAGCAACTGAAAGGTGTTCGGAAATCCGGCACCTTGAACCAGCTTTAGCAACTCTCGGCTGCCCGGTGTTGTTATGCGGTGTGCTGCACCATCATTACGCACGTGATCGACAGTTAAAAAGTGCGGATATGTCTCTAGGCAGTGCGCGCAACAACCACCATAAGCCGCAATCACCGATCGTCGAAGTGTAGCCCTCACATTGCGCTGGCGAATGCGGTCTTTCTCCAGCTTGTTGCCACATACAAGCTCGATGCGCAACACATCCTCGATGCGCGGGTTTAACTTCCATGCCGCAAGCGATGCCACAAGGTCTGGTACACGTTCCACGCCAATATTGCAGTTGAAGCAGAGAAGCCTGAAAGCAGGTGGGTAATTGTGCGCCTTGAGCCAGTACAGAATGCCCCCAGCACCAATATCCTCGCGATGCTTGTGGCCGTCGCCATTCACGTGGTCTATGCACAGCACGCGTGCATCACTTGTTGCGCAGCAGACGCATGTGCCGCCGTAGCGAGCAATCGCAACTTTTTTAAGTTCAGCTCGAGACAGTCGCGCCGCTGCTGCCATTTTTCCGGGCGCATCCGTATGCCGTCGAGCATTATAACTGGTGACATGAAGCTGGTTGGTTTGTTTCCATAGCTTTGCGTACTCGGACCGGCAGGTGCGGCACTGACGGCTGCCGCGTTTGAATTCGCTATCGTTCTTTGAGATATGACATTGGCTACACTCGATCATGAGCATAACTAGCTTGGACCACCTATTGAGGAGGAAGAAGTGATGAGAAGCGACGCAGAACTGAAGCGGCTAGCACTTCACGCCTTTGCCAACTGGTTGGAGACAGGCGACATACTGCTGTCCGCGAATGATGCTATTGCGCGGAAGCAGCAACACATCGTCAAGATGCGCAATGATGACGGGCTGCGCGAGGTGCTGCGGCTTCGAGAACTGGCGGAGGCCGAGGAGATATGAACGTCGACCGCGCTGGGAAGCAGACCAAGGCCTTTTGGCGGAGCGAACAGAGGCATCGCGAGAAGTGGGAGGCCGAGAAGCCGATCACTCCGGGCCAGAAGGCGTACGGCCAGTACTTGCGTACGGTTGAGCGCCTCCAAGGCCATGCAGCCGGGTGGATTGCGGGCGTTGCATGGCTCAAGCGCGAAATGATGAAGAAGCAAAAGGCCAAAGGCAAAAAGGTATGAACTATCTCGGCGGAAAGCACCGGCAAGGACGTCGTATTGCCGAGATTATTCAGCCGCACCTGGCCGATGCAGAGGCTTACATCGAGCCGTTTTGCGGAGCCATGGGGTCGGCCAGCCGGGTGGCCGCGCTCTACGACGGTCCGATGGCGCTGTCCGACCAGCACGGTCCGCTCATGGTGATGTGGCAGCAGGCCATCCTGCACGGATGGGAACCGCCGTCCAGCATGACCGCCGAGCAGTACGCGGACATCAAGACGCGTCAGGACCCTAAGGACCCGGTGACGGCATTTTGCGGGTTCGGGTGCTCGTTTGCGGCAACATACTTTTCCTCTTATGCTCGCACTACCACGCGCGGAGATCACTGCCTCCAGTCCCGGAACGGAGTCATGCGCAAGGTTGCTGCACTTCGACGCCGCAGTACCGAACAGCTCTTTCTCATTCACGGCGATTTTCAAATGTACGCCGGGACCGAGAACGCCGTGTTCTATCTGGACCCGCCGTATGCAGGACGCACTAAGCAGAGCACGTTTGCGTTTAACCATGAGCAATTCTGGAACTTCGCCCGAGAGCTTTCCATGAAGAATGTCGTCTTTGTATCCGAGTTCACCTTTCCCGACGACTTCGAGTCGGTCCACAACTTCGGAGATACCGTCGTCCGCCATCACCAAGGGAAGGGTACGGACGGCACGGCAGAGCATCTGGTGCGCATGCGCCGGTAAAGACGCTCATTTCAGCTCGTCAGCTAATCCGGCACCCCGCAGCCTCCGGTAGTAATGCGGGTCCTCGGACAAATGGTCTAGCGCAATTTCCGTAGCTATCGCCCGGCTGGATGTGTGCTCCATTTCCACCTTGATGCCCATGGCCAGCTCCTGCTGGTTTACGTCTGAGGTGCGGAGCCCGTCACCCTTCCCGCCGGGAATTCGGTCCTTTTCAAGCAGCTGGTTGATCGCGCGCAGCACAGACTCTCCATTGGATGATCGATAGGACATCTAAATACTTAAATACTTACGCTGCATGCAATAAAGAAACACCCGCCGCCCTTTCAGCCACTGGTCCATGATCCTAATGCGATCCAGTGTAGTTCGCGGGCGGCGGGTGGTTATGAAGTTATTTCTTCGAATCGTAGTCCTTGTTAATGACCTTGAATGACCCGCTAGCGTGCTGGATAACCACGCCCTCAAACGGCTTGCCGTTCAGGCTGAGCATGTCCGCGTATTTGCTGATCAGCTCCGGGGTGAGCAGCACGTCGCGCTCGAGTATCGGCACCGTGGGCAGGCCCAGCATAGGTAGAAGCGCATGCGCATACTGTGTCTCGCCCTTCCGAGCGTAGCGACGCTCGGCAATAATCCACACTGAGAAGAAGGCTACGTCCACCGGCAGTTGGCTGTGCGGGTTGTTCCCAGTCTTCTGAATGCCATGTCCGTACTGCTCTCCACGGAAGCACAGGCCGTCCACCAGCCCGTGCCGAATCTTGACAAAGTTTCGGGTGAACTTGTTATCACACTCCGGCTTGTACTCGAGCGTCCGTCCGCACACGCCTGTTTCCTCGCCCATTCGATACGCAGAGAAGCTCTGTCCGTCGACCTTGAGCGTCACGTCCACCAGCTGCCCGTAAGGGAGGCTGTCGTAGTTGTTGTGTCGCTCCTCATCAGTCTGAGGAATGCCGAACGGTAGCGGCCCCTTGGCCGACATGTCCTGCGGGATCGGCGGGTCATACTTCGTCACTCCGATGGTGGCGGAAACATCATCGCCAACCTCCCCAGCGGGGCAGGTAATGGCCGCAGGGCGCATAATGATTCCCTCGCTCCATTGACCACGGAGCTTAATGGCCTTGACACGCGAAGACTTGGCCTTGAACACCACTGCCCATGACGCATCTGGCAGCACGGTGTCCGGCTGAATGAAGATAACCTTCTCTCCCACGCGGAATTGGTCTTCCTTACGAACAATGCACTTGAACCCAAGCACATGGGCGAATTCCAGAGCATCTGCGTTGCTGTGAGGCGATAGATCGGCAATAACTTCAATAGTGGCGAGTTTCATGCTGGTACAATAACACAACGGCAAACGCATGTCAAGTTGCGACTGCGGACTTTCCTCGGTTTAGCATTCCTTCAAGTATGACACACTTAAAAGGAGATCATCAATGAGGTACCTCGGCGGAAAGCACCGGCAAGGTCCAATCATTGCGGGCTACATCAAACCTTATCTTGGGCAGGGAAAGCCGTTCATCGAGCCGTTCTGCGGAGCCATGGGTAGTGCATGTCAGGTTGCAGCTATCGCCACCACGCTCAACGCACCACAGGAGTTGGTTCTGAGTGATAACAACCTGGCACTGGTGAACATGTGGCACGCATGTCTTGATGGGTGGCTGCCACCGGAGGTGATCACCGAGGAGATGTACACGGCGCTGAAGCAGGGTGCGCGAGATCCAGCTGATCCGTTGACAGCAGCTGTTGGTTTCGGTATGGCCTTCGCTGGCAAATTCTTCGCTACCTATGCTCGAGACCCCAAGGGGAAAACTGACTTCGCCAAGAACCTGCGCAACCTGCTGGCCAAGCGTGTAGCCATGCTGAAGCAGGCTGGGGTCGGACCAGGCGACGTGTTTCACTGCGAGTATAGTGCGTATGCCGACATGAAGGGTGGTATCTTTTACCTCGACCCGCCATATGCCAATCGCACCGGGCAAACCAATGCAGCCTTTGACAGCGTCGGCTTCTGGAACTTCGCGCGGCAGCTGTCACAGAATAACGTGGTCTTCGTGACCGAGTTCATCGCCCCGGAGGACTTCGTGGCTGTCCACAACTTTGGGGATACCGTCAACCGCCACCGGGAGGGCAAGGGGTCGGACGGAACAAACGAGTGCATCTTCATCCTCGAGGGAAAGGACTATGCCAAGCCCATTGAACGGCCCATCAGCACCATTCCGGGCCTTAAGCGGCCAGTGGCACGTACGAAGGCGCAGGCGACCGGCAAGAAGTACGCTTCAGTGGGTGAGCTTATTGCAGACCTCTCACCGGAGATGCAAGCTGAGTTTGCGCGGCTACGCGCAGTGGAAGATGATGACGCTATTACCCGGACGACGGATGCGCGCGGGGTGCTCAGTCCAGAACTGCTGGCTGAGTTGGAAGAAGATCACGCGAGGTTCCGCGAGGGTACTGCTACAGCCCAAGCAGACTGACAGCGCGGGATGCCGTAACCACTCGAGGCCGAAGTTCTAGCTTACACCCATCCGGGCGTTCCGTGCGCTTGTCTTCTTCCTATGCCTTGTGATCCATGCAGTATACTTCTCCGGGTCGGTTGCAGGAAGGGGCTTGGACCCATCCGGGCTCAGGGTTGTGTTACCAGCTTGCGCGATACGTGAAATCCGCGCGTTCGAACTTCGGATTATTCAGCAGCGTTTCGATCTGAGTGATGGTGCTCTTCAGATCATCGAAGTACCAGTGGTCATACTGGATTCCTCCGAAGAAGAAGCCGGATGTTGTTGGCAGCTTCTCCATCGCGACGGTTGGGTCTTTCACGGCGAACCCATCCTCCATCAATCGCTCCACCTTTCCTTTCGTGTAGAGCGTTCCATTCTGGACCCTCGCCGGGACTAGCTCGCTTCCGGAGACCACCTCCTTGCAGAGACGCACCAGCTCCTCCAGTTGTTTGCGACTCACGTCGGACGGCTGGCATTCATCCACGCCATCCTGCACGTTGTCCACGAACCATTTGTGGATCGCGTTGGCTTTGCGCCAGTAGGCGACCGTCGCGCTCACGGTGAGCGATGGTGTCGATTCACAGATTGTCGGCGAGAGATCGAAAGCCTTCAGGACGGCTGCGTATTTCGCCTTCTCGTCGTCTTTCGAGTGATCGCATCCGCTGACGTAAAAGTCAGCCTTGAGGTACATGTCTAATCCCACAATGTTTGGTTCTTTCTTTGTTGGTTGTTACTTGCCGGGACCCCGATGGCCCTCGACGATTCCGGGTTCGCGACGGGGCTCCTGTGAGCATCCCTCCCTTCCCATTCACGAGAGCATCCCTCCCTTCCCATTCACGATAACAAGTGCGAACCCGTTGTACGTGACTTGATGATCAGACGGACACCAGGCAAGTTCTCCCTGCACCATGGCTCCGTACTCGCAGGTGCACGTGCCAGCGCCGTTTGCACCTCCTGGACTCATAGTGCCAATGCGGATGTGCACAACCTCATCAGAAGTACCATGTCGGATACTGGTTTTCCAGCGCTGGCCGACCGCCATGATCGCGACAACGCTCTCGGTGCTGGTGTACGGGGTGAAAGTGGTTGGCTCCGTACTCGGCGGCGGGGTGGTTTTAACCGGTGCCATGGCAATCGGTTCGCTATCATCCCCAAGGTGGCGCAGAAACCCATGATAGCTCTCGTAGAGAGCATAACACTTGCCGTGACGGATATGCTTGTTTTCCACGGCCCCCTCCACAGGCTTCAGAATGAGGCGATCCTGTTTGTTCGCCATGGAGAAGTGTTTGAACTTCTTCGAGTCTGCCGGGGTGACACCGTATGCAATGCGCACCTCTTCCTCCGAGAGGGCATAGCCTTTGGGGACGGTGAAGATCAGGGTGAAGATACCGCCTTGATGCAGCACCTGTCCGGAGGCGGTTGTGATCTTGGTCAGGCGGTAAACCTGGTTTGGGTTGTCAGGGAGGATGATGCCGGTTGTTGGTTCAGTGGTGGTCATGTGTTGTAGGAAATGCAGTTTGTAAAAAGTTAATGGATTCTTTGGCCAGTATTAGGCGCTCAGTGTTAATGTCACCACGAGAGCGCAACACATCGAATCCGGCTGCGATGATGGCGAGGTGATGTGCAACGTCTGCAGGTTGCTCCAGCTTGATGACGGCTCCAAGCCGCGTGATGGCAGATAGTTCTGGTATCATGAGTTACTTGGCGTACGGCACTTCTTCGAAGTCTGGGAACAGCACGCGCGCCACAGCCTCTGAAACCTTGGTTCCGTGCTCGAGCACGACCTCCACCTCCACCTCATGCTTCATGCCGGGAACGTTCTTGCAGTATGCGGCCCATTTGCCCTCGACGCGTGTGCGGGCCGCAATCATCACTCGCCGGTCGAGGCAGACAAATCGTACGGTGGGCTCCCACGCACATTGTTCGCCAGTGGCAAGATTGGGAAACTTGTGCTGTCCAAAAGTAATCATAGTCGAACAATAACACACTCAGGAACGCCTGTCAAGTCTAGCGTTCCTGTCTGCATGAAGCACCCACTGCGCGAACTACCACTTCCAACGTACATTTGCGGACCTTGCACCAATCAGCCAGCCTTCGGTGCGGCAGAGTTTCTGCGGGTCGAGCAGCTGATTGGTGCGCCTGGGTATCTTTCCGCACTGTTGTCTGGTAACACGCAGTACACCATCAACCCAACATCGCATTCCGGCATTGATCCGGCAGCGCCGTGGGAGGAGCATCTGCGCTGGTGTATTAGCCGATGCGCCTTGGTCAAGTCCTTCGTGCTGCTGCCCGGATGGCATCGTTCGCGCGGGGCGACGTTGGAGGTGATGGTCGCCGACATGCTTAAGATTCCGGTCTGGGAGTTGTTACCTGGCGACGAATTACGTGCCGGGTACCTACTGACGCTGGCACAGCTGGCTGAGGTGCCAATGCCTATGCAGCTGGTGTTTCAAGATCGGGCTGGATCAGCTCCAGAGCAGGCTGTTGCCGAGGCAAGTGATTATGCAACGTGGGTGCGCGCAACCGTGGAAGCAGACATTAAGCGAACGGCCCCCAAGGCAATGGTGTACGGCGCTGCCGGAGAAGATATGATAGAAATCGGCAGGCAAATAACACTGATGGCGGGAACGCATGACTGCCCACCAGATAAAGCGGCCATTGCGGGTTGCTACTTTTATCTGGTGGGCAAGCTGGCGCGCGGTAATGAAGCAATTCGCCACGGCATTAACCCAAGCGCGGACACGGTTTTCGACATTTCCATATACCTCGCAATGACCTTGCGGATAGGTGATACTGGAGCATGGGGCAGCAGCCCGAATAACCCGCTTGATGAGTGGTGGCGGAGTTTGCTGCCAAACCCGGAGCGGCCTGCGCAAGGATGCTCATGGGCTGCGCTGCAGCGGTACATGGATGACTTTGGTACATCCATTCTAGCGACGGAGATGCCGCATCGGAACACGATTCTTGCTGCCTTCAGTGTGAGCCTATGGTTGCGTCACCAGCTAGCAAATGGGGTTAATGTAAGTGTGCTGTCACACTAGCACAACTGGCTGGGGCCGGGGAGGCTGTTGCACCCCACACCCGACATTATGCCGCAGCCTTAGCCGTCGCCTCGACGGAGATAAAGTACGTGTGACGGGAGCTCTTCTTCTTCTCAGCAACAAAATTCTTCCCGAGACGCTGCCGGAGTTGCGCGATCCACACCGTGAATGGCGTCCGATACCCTGAGTGATCATGCGCGTAATGCTGCCCCGGCTTCAGGTCGGCAAGCTGGATATGAGACGCCTTATGGTGACGCCTGCGAGGTGTGCTGAGGTCCAGGTACGCGATGTTGCTAATCATACCAAAAGAAAGCATGTTAGCACTCTTCCGTCAAGGGCGAGGTTTGTGCAGGCGTTCCATCAACAACCGTTACCGAGTATCATGCGAGCCACCATCTTAAGCGACACACACTACCTGGTGGAACCAGATTCCGTTGTCGAATCTATGTCTATTGAGAAGTAGTTATGACCATGCAAACATGTAGCAAATGTCTCATCGACAAGGAAGACGACAAGTTTTATCGAAAGCACCGACAGTGCTCGGCATGCATGATGGAGTATAACAAGTTGCATAAAAACGGCAGTGGCGTAAGATACAAACGACGGCTGCGGATAGATGCAATTACCAAATACGGCGGGGCGTGCGCCTGTTGCGGCAACTCCAATGTTGATACGCTGTGCATTGACCACGAACACGGGGGAGGTGCAACGCATCGAAGGCAACTAGGCGGGCAGCGTATTTCACGGTGGCTTCAGCAGCACGGATACCCAGCAGGATTTCGTGTGCTGTGCTTTAACTGCAACTATGGCGTCACTCGTGTGCCAGACCTCATTGCATCGGTTGCGGAGTGGAGGTCTGGTACGGTAACAATTGATGATGTCTTGCGCACGGATGAGATACCAGACGTGTCGCGTCGCCAAAAACTGGTGGTACACTGTCGCAATGCTCGCACCAGACTGCGGAAGCAGGCAATTGTGGCGTACGGAGGCAAGTGCGAGTTATGCTCTGAAACTTACCCGCACTTTTTGACGATTGATCACACGTGCGGAGACGGTGCGGAGCATCGAACCGTCGTATCCGTCCCACTTATATGTCGTTGGTTGCGGCGACACAACTATCCGACTGGATTCCGGTTGCTTTGCTGGAACTGCAACTGTACGGCACCTAATCGTCGCCAATGTTAGCTACTATTCTCAGCGACACACATTACTTGGTAACGCCCAGCAGTGTCGTAGAGCGTATGGCTATCGAGGCAGCACTGTACATTCAGCACCCGCAGTTGCGCATGCTGCAGAAGCGCAACCCGCGACTGGCGAACTGGGACGGACTCGTTAAGTTTTGCAAGCCGTACGGTAGCGGGTTCGCCGTGGCGAATGGATTATTGTCCAGGCTGCGTACGTTCGCCGAGGGCAACAACATGATGTTCGAATGTGACCAGCGCCCGATGGCAGAGCCAGTGCCGTTCCAGCAGCTGTTGATCGAGGCCGAACTAGATGTGCAGCAGGTGGCGGCAGCCAAGGCGATCATGGAGCGCCGAATCGCGTGCCTTGAGTTCAAAACCGGTTCCGGAAAGTCTGAAATTTTCCTAAATGCCATTCTCTGCTTGCAGGCTGCCGGGCAGTCCACTTGCGCCCTCATTATCGTCCCGCGCAAGAACCTAATGTATCAGACGGCAGAACGCGCGGAGCTGCGGACCGGGCAGCGGATTGGCTTGATTGGCGACGGCCATTGCGACGTTCAACCAATCAACGTGGCCGTAGCAGACTCTGCTTCTGGAAGTGAACGGCTTGCCAACTCCGAGGAAATTCGGGCTACGCTTCGCCGGGTTGACTGTCTGATCCTGGACGAGAGCCACCATTCCGCTTCAGAACGCTGGACGGGCATTATCGCTGCCTGTACGGCCAAGCAGCGCCTGTGGGCGGTGAGTGGGAAGGTAACATTCTTTAGCAAGGATCACATTCTCGATCAGATGCGGCTGGAGGAGGTATTTGGTCCACCAGTGCTGACCGGACGTTCCGACCTCCGCACCTGTCCGGTTCACGTGATCTGCCACCACTACCACCAATGGGACGGTGAGTACGATCAGTACGAGCTAGCTGGTTCAGTGACGGACATGCTGCCCGTGCTCTACAAGGAAAATGGTGAATGGGTGCATGGCGTATACCGTGGACTGGATGACGACGGCAAGGCTCCGGACTTCATGCTGAAGTGGAACAAGAACACGGAGCGATGGGTCGTAGATCGAGATATGTACGGCGTCTACGCAGACGCAGACTCCACAGACCGCATCGAGTTGGACTCAGCCAACATCGTATACTACACGCGGCACGACATGGCCATCGTCGCAAACACACGTCGCAATCGATGGGCGGTGCGCGTAGCCACGGCTGCCGCCCGGAAGCACCAGCCGTTCATCATTACGGTCAAGCGCCGCAAACATCTGGAACGCATGTTGCGCCTGTGCCGAGAGGCCAAGCTGAACGTTGGCGGAGTGGAGCAGCTGGATGACTTCAAGGCCGGGAAGCTTGCCGGGCTGGTGGCCACGGCGTCCACAGTGTCCGAGGGAACTGACATCCCGCAGCTCATCCACCTGATCAAGGCGGACGGTGACTCTGGCGAACAGGTGCTGGAGCAGCAGGCCGGGCGGGTCATGCGCGTGTTCAACGGGAAGCCTTACGGGGTGATTCACGTGCCTCGTGATAGCCAGCATGCCGCTTTGAACCGCGTAACCGGTTCAACGTTGAACTACTGGCGACGGTCCGGACACAAGATACATACCCAACATTATGACGACGAGAGTGCGCCGATTATGTTGATACCTAAGACTTGACAGGCGCTCGCTTCGGTGCTAAGGTGCTCGTCTATGAAACAACCAAATCTCTCTGCTGGCGCTGCAAACACTCATCAAGCAGCACTTTTCTTTCCGGGCGATCTGTGGAAGGGGCGCACCTCGCATACAAC